TTGATCCCAATATAAACCGAAGCTTTTTAATTTGGCTTCGGTTTCAGCTCTATAACACTCTTTTCTTCCAGTTGTGAGAATGATTTTAGTACCTTCATGTTCCCACTCATCAAACTTTCCTTTAACACCAGGAAGAATATCAGCTGACTTAGTTAGGTCTAATTGAATGCTCATACCCATACCAAAGTTAGTCCATATAGTACCATCTATGTCAACAAAGACAGTTTTAACTCCGTGCATGTTAATGACTCCCTGTTGGACGAACTGGAGTAGAAAGTGAATCTCCTTTTTTCCAGGCTTGAGGACCTTCAACAGTTTTCTTCTTTCCAAGCTCTTTCACAAAATCAACATATAAATCATTACCAAGTTGATCCATCTGAACAAAGAAAGCTTCTGATAAATCAAGCATGTCTTTTGTGACTATAGGAGCTGTATTAGTTGGAGTCATGTAGACATGATCGTCCCATAAAGTGTTAAAGTTCTTAGCACCTACCTCATCAAATATTAAATCAAATACTTTTGTTCCAATAGTTGGAACTGTTCCATATTGACAAGCCCACTTAACACCAGCTACTGTTCTCATAGCACCAGTGATTATTTCTGTCTTTGAGTCTGTGAATTGACGAATGAAATTAATTTGCTCTTTAGCGTCAATACCTTTTTCTTCCATTCTACCAATAATGACACTGATATAACGGGGCTTAAATGTTGCAGCCATTGCAGCTGTTGCACAATCAGCAAGACCAGTAACATTGAAATCAATATTTTGTTTAACTGTCTTGAAAGCTTCTGTTTCAATTTGATTCATTGAGGATAGAACTTTATAGTATGGAGGTAGTTTGCACGCAATCTTTGTACGACCATCACTTGCAGATTGAAACATGTTAACCCACATAGCCATCTCATGAATATTCATCTTTGAATATGGTGGCTGTACATAAACAACACCTTTACCATCATCTCTAATCTTGGTAATTAAACGACAGAGAGCACTGGTCCGATCAAGTGCTTCTTCCATTGTCTTAATATTAACTTTGCCAAATGCTGATGGATTGGTTGTTACTCCCAATACATCCTTCTCATCAACATATCCCCAAAGCTTTCTCCAAGCGTCAGAAATATAATCTACTGAAGCGGTGTCAAAAAAGAATTGTCCCATTATTAACCTCTTTCATTAAAATTGTTTCAATATTTTGATCATATTTGATTCTAATTAATTTTATATTTTTACTACAGCAAAACTCATTTTTTATGTTATCTTTGTAACAAGTATCTATATATTCATTTTCTGTTGTTATATGTCGACCTCCTACGCCTCTACCAACACCCTCAATAAAATGCTGTATACCATCATATTCTATACAGGTGTCTTTTTCTGTTAAATAAAAGTCAAACTTTAACATTTTGTTAGTTTTTGGATTAACACATTCTCTAAATGTTTTCTGTTTTAAGAAATTTATATTGTGTTGCTCTAACCAAACTCTTATAAACGACTCTCCGGTTGACTCACAGCACTTTGGACAACCTGTTCTGCATGAAGTGTGCATGTCAGGAGCTTGCCAAAAAGCACCATGTTTATAACAAATAATTTGAACTTTGGTGCTATTGTTTACATACAACACAGTTGAGTAATCATACTTGTTTCCGTGTGCTTGTTTAGCTTTTTTTATAAACTGCTCTAAGGTTGCTGGTTTATTCTGTGGCCGGTGTTTAACACCACACTTAGGACACCCTTGTTTTACGTTAATATGATTATTTGGTGTTTGGATAAAATCTCCATGTATTGGACATTTTATACAGATCTTTGTCATAGCTTTTACGTATACTGTTTTAGAATAATCATATTTATCGTTATGAACAGTTTTAGCTTTTTGAATGAATTCTTCTGTAGTTAATACTTTGCGCACAAGATGCCTCCACATAGGATAAAAGTGAGAAATAGAAGTAATCTTTGATGTGGCAAAGAAACAGTTGCAACTGCTGTCCTTCTTATTTCTTCTATTTATGTTTTAGCAAAGATCGAAACATCCTCTGGAGTACCAAGTGGTATCATTGTCTCTGCTTTATAAGCAAACACTGGAATCTCATTATCTAAATATTCTTGAAAAACTTGTGACATATAAAACTCACCATTTACAGGATCTTTTGTATTTAGAATTTTTTTAGCTAATTTACGAAACATATTAACTGAGCTAAAATAGAATACACCAATAATAGGTTTATAACCTTTTGCAAGTGCTGTTGGATCTTTCTCTTTAATATCTTTTACTCTGCCAGTAGCTTCATCTATTTGAGCAAAACACCATTTGGAACTATCATCAATTGGTTCAAAATAACATGTTGCAGCAAAAAATTCATGTTTAATTTTTTTGATAAACTCAAAAAAATGCTGTGAAGAGTGTAAATTATCAGAGTCTAAAAAGAGAATAGGTTTTTCACCAATATATGCTTGAGATGATATTGTTGAATGAGCTGTATCTAAATTGCCTCTTGTAAGATGGCTGAACATTTTATAATCTGTGAACGGATACAAACTTGACACAAAATTAACAAGGTTATATTGATTATCATGTTCTGTGCGGATAGCGAATGTTATAAACTGTTTTTCAAGTTCTTCTCTTGGTAGTGAACTTAATGTCCATTCAAGAATTGTTTTACCTTTTATATTAATTAAAGGCTTTAGAGTTTTATACTCACTATTTTCAAATCGAGATCCATTTCCAGCCATCAACACAACAATATCAATATTGTTTTCGAATGGAGTCATTTTATCTCCTTGTAAATGTCGTTAAGAATAGACAAACCAGTCATATACATCACTTTTTGACGGTCTAAACTATCATAGTGTCTTGCACACATTCCAACAAAAATAAGACCTTCAATTAACCGAACTCGAGTGAGATCAAAATCATTAAACTGTTTCTCAAATATTCCTTGAAGAAAATGTTTAGCTAACAAATCACAATCAAATGAGTATAAATATTCTTTTAGTGGAGTTATTTCAGTTAATGAAAATTTGTCGTTTATGATAAACTCGTACATGCCTTCAAATGAGTGAAACAGTTTAGCAACGTCATACAAAGGATCTCCGTATACTCCACCTAATGAACCAAAACTACCACGAGGATCGATGAACTTAAAGATTGGTTCATTATTATAAGACATTCCACAAAGAATATTTGAGAAGCACATGTCACCATGAATAACGTAAAATGGAATATCTCTACAAAGACTTTTTTCAATGTATTCTTTAATATCATTCCAAATAACTTCAAAGTTCAAGCATTTTTTTCCATTTATTATTAATTCTTTCTCACTACACAAATTGGAGAAAAATTCAAAATTAGTTTTAAGAGCGTTATACTCTCGTTCTGTTTTATTAACATACATATCTCGAGAATATCGGTTAGTGTACGGAGTTTTGCCTTCTTCACAACCATTAAAATCTTCCGTTATCAATTTATAAAGCTTGTGAGCAACACTTTTCCAGAAATCAAGTGATATGAAAGACGATTGTGTGTCGTCTATCATAGCCATTCCTAAATTAGGATAAGCATAATATTCCATCATTAGATGATAAGTCTTGCAACCATCTTCTGTCCAATAATCTATAACTTTTGGAAATAGTGCACTAAGATGACCACAATCTTTTTCTATTTGCTGAAAGTATTCATATTCAAGTTGTAATTTAGAATTAGAACTCTTCTTTGTAATTCGATTTGTGTGAAGATCGAACTCAAATGAATTATACGCTCTTGTCACAAGCTTTTGATCCATTAGTTATATACCTCATTATAAATTTCTTCAACTGAAATTATATTAAGATTGAACTTTGCAGCGAGAACTTCAAGATCAGGCATGCGAGACATAGAACCATCTTTATTCATGATTTCAATAATAATAGAAATTGGTTGTAAGTCAGCAAGTTTACACACTTCGATTGAAGATTCTGTATGGCCACGTCTTTCAGTAAGAAGTCCTTTTTTTGGTCTTAATCCGAACATATGTCCAGGTCTACATAGCTGTTCTGGTTTAGTGTTTTTGTTAAGCAAAAGCTTAACAACTTCAAGACGATCACTGATACTCATACCCGTTGTTGCATTATCTCTTGCATCAAAAGAAAGTGTAAATGGTGTTCCAAATGGATCAGTTGGCTTATCAGTCATCATAGGAATCTGTAAGCGATCAAAAATCTCACCAACTGCAGGAATACACATCAATCCACCAGCTTCTCTTTTAATAAAAGCAAGATTATCAATTGTAGCCTTTTCTGCAGCTAAAACAAGGTCACCCTCATTCTCACGATTATAGTCATCAACAATGATAATTGGCTTTCCATTCAATACATCTTCAATAATTCTTGCGACATGAGCGTTCTTAAACTGTTTCATTTAAACTCCTTTGATTAATTATCATTTGTATCTATTATAGCGTGAATTGCATTTATCATACACATACCATCTTTTTGAGGAACAGCACATAAGGCTATATGTGTACGTGTAAAGTATTCCATATCTTCTAATTCTTTTACATCACTTGAACCAACGAGTCCAATGAGAGCTGATCGAAGTAACTTGATTTTATCTTCTGCTGCACGAAGCGGATGTTTTTCGCAAACTTTTATGTGATCAGTTAAAACTTGATCTCCAGATGCTGGAGTGTCTTGTGGATATTCATGTCCACAATAAATGCAGGTTAGAACTCTTTTTTCCATTATACACTCCTTAATCTATAAACACCTTTTTAAATTGTTCCATGACAGTTTTGGGATTAAACCGTTCACTATACTTATCGTAGTTTCGTTGTTTGTTATAGCTATTTAGTAATAGATCAACAAGCTGATTTTCATTGTTGTAGTAGAAACCATCATTAGCTAAAATCCAAATATGAGATCGTTGTTCAGATCCGTAGTAAGTTATAACTGGTTTATTACAAATGGAGAACTCTGCAACTGCAAGTCCAAAGCTTTCTCCTAACGCTCTTCCATGTAAACAAACATCACATGTGTTTATGAACATCCTTTTCTTCAACATGTCAGCTGTACCTCTTAGATATATAATTCGTTCATGTTGAAATGGAAGAGGTCTTGTGTTCAGTAGTAAGAAGTAGAGGTCCGATCTTTTATCGAGAGCACGCTTAATAGCATTATATACAAATGGAATATCTAACTGATCATATCCACCATGTCGCCCTACAACGAAAGCGCCTTTAGGAATGTTCAATCTTTCTCTTAAATTCTGATTTGTTTCAGGAAGTTGAACAATATGAGGCACAATCGGTACATTTATTTGTCTTCTTTTCTGTACGTCCTGAGATAGCCATTCAGATATAACAGCCCATTTATCTCCATGAGGATCTAAATCAAATACACCATGAATTGCTGACTTGGTTGAAAAACTTATGTTTGCATCAAATCCACCACTCTTTAGTGAGTAAAACAAATCAGCTGATTGCTGAAAAACAATTTTCTCTATTATTTGATCTTCATTATGGTCATACCAAATAACTTTAAATCTGTTCTCAAACTTTTCAACAACCAAAGGATCTGTAAAAGAACTATTCTTTCGACACATTATAATAGAATTATGTCCCAATAGTTCTTCACAATAGTGAGCATAATCGTATATAGCTACTTCTGTGCCTCTATTGCTAAGTTGATTACATTGGAAGAGAATATTCATTAATATAACTCTTCTTTGACATACTTAATAGTCTGTTTAATAGATTTATATATCATAATTAATGCTGGTATGGGTAGAGGTATTAACCAAAATAAAACTTGTTTTCTATTTTCGAAATAAGTGACAAATAATGCTTCTGAATCTGTTTTAAGAAGAATTGCCACTGTAATAATTTGACACAAATAAATCACACCAACTGTTATTAGTAGAGCCATTATAATCATTATAAATCCTTAAAGTTTTCAATCATTTCAGGTATCATTTCAAAAAGTAGCACATATATACAATAGAAAGGAATCATATTTAATAAAAAGTGTTTCTTACTATTGAATTCGCTTGAATGTAGTCGAGCAAATGTTATTAAATATTGTATAGCTAATAAATGTAACCCTATTATGATGAGAAATACAATCATATCACTTCCTCCTTAACGAATATATCATCAAATTCCAATTTAGTGCAGGAATATCCTTTAGTTTTCATGAAGTTTCTAACTTCATCTGTACCATTGTTATTTTCAACAGAAAAACAATGGATATATGTGTTATCAAAATCAATTGATTGTAATACACTCATTTCCGCGCCCTCAACATCGATTGAACAATAGTCAACATGATGTATGTTTAATTTGTCAGTTAGTTTAGACAGTCTGCAACATTTAACTTCAATAATATTAGATGTTCCACCATACATCTTTAACTCTCTTTCAATTCTATCCTTATGTGTCTGATCAAAACATTCTACAATTCCACTTAGCATTTCTGTGTAGCCAGATAAACATTGAAAATTAACACTTTGTCGATCATCGTTAAAGATTGCAGCATTAAGAACTATTTTTCTACCATTTTGCTTTAACTTTTCAAATACATCTGGATTTGGTTCAATGCAAACACCTGTCCAGTTTCTATATTTTTCAAAGAAGTAAGTATTGTTTCCTGTAATTCCATCGTTACTTCCTATATCTAAAAAGTATCCTCTATATTTACCTTTAAATAAATCATCTATAAATTTATCTTGCCCTATCTGTGAATAGTATTTCATTAGTTGAAAATCTCCTGAATTTTAGTATAAATATTGTAATTCTTATAATAAGATAACTTCATTTTTGTTAAAATGTCAACTCGTTTTTTATAGTTATCTTTTTCTATAATATTTTGAAGCTGTAATAGGATAGTATCTGAATTAAGGCACAAATCAATATAACAACTATCATCATAAATTTTATGAGCATTTGGTGCGCCATAATACACTGGAACGGTGTCGCACAGCAAACAATCAATAAACTTTTCAGTTAAATAGTTGTTCTCAGCTGTATTCTCGACAGCTATTGAATACTCATAATCGATTAGCCCATCACTTTTGTTATCAAGAGGTCCTTTTATACGCTGGTCGTGTTTATCAGTCCATCCTCTACCGTATATATCAATTGGTAAATCAGACTCTAAAATCTGTTTGGCTAAACGAGCACGAGCTCCATATAAAATGACATTATCGTCTGTTACTTGTCCATTACTAACAATAAAACTCATTTTCTTTGTTTTATTAAAAGTATTATTCAGATACTTGTTAATAGGATCTTTGTCCATATGATACAACATCATAGCTGGATGACTCTCAAAGTTTTCAATAAATGGTGTGTTTCTGTCAAGAAGCCATACATCATGAAAATATACTTTGCTGCAATAAGATCCAATAGTTATATCCCAAGAATTAGACCAACTTGGTTCCATTATAAAACCAATCACATTTTCTTTAGCACACTTAATTTGAGCAGGATTGAAACATCTATTGAAAACAATTAAGTAGTCATAGTCATCATTATACGTAATGATAAAGTTGGGATTGAAGTTCCCCTCAGTAATATAGTTTCTTATAAAGCGATTGTATATTTCGAAATCAGATGTCCACTGACACACAACTTTGAACTTTTTCACCAATTCAATCCTCTTCCCCAACACGATGCAAACATAAAGCCAACAACAGCAAAAAATAATATTGCAAGTGCTGCAGGAATTCCAATCACTAATCCAACTGTCCACATCAGCCAAACAGGAATAATTATAGTCATTTGTACTTATCCTCTCTACCAATTACGTTAACTTGTTCTAATATATACTCATCTAACTGTTTACTATTCATAGATGCTATTCTTCCAAGCAATTCACAATTGTTTTTATAGTTTGGGTTATCATGAGGTCCATGTCTTGGATGAGGTAAATGCAAACAATTATAAGTGAGCTCAATAATTGAAACACCAGTTTGCTTTACCTTAAAAGATAACGCATCATCTTCTGCTCCCCATCCCTCAAACCCCTCATCCCACCCACCAATAGCAAGAAAAGTTTCTCTATTGAATAGCACTAAACCAGCTGTTGGACCAACTCCTCTTGCATTTACTCCAACCATATCATCTGTAACAGCTTTATTCTGTCTAAATCTATTTACGATACTCATATCAACAATATCATGCATACCATTTTTAAATGGATTTACAACACTATAGTTCTGAGCCTCTGCAAAAGCGTGAACAAATTCTTTCTTTTTCATTATAATATCAGTGTCAGCGAAAGCAAGAATAGGTTTATTTGTTTTTAATGCTGCTACATTAAACGCCCAACTTCTATTGAATGGCTTTTCATTGAATAAAAATGTTTGTTTGATATTAGGTCTATTAAACGGTAGTTGTAGTCTACTTTGAGTGTCCTGTTCAATTATTTGAATCTCAAGATCGCTACCAAAATAATTTTCCAACATTTCAAGTAACATAATCAAATTATCTTTACGCTCTTTAAATTCCTCTTTATAAAGAATAATGTACGATACTGTTTGTGCATACTCTTTTACTTCTCTTTCACGTCTTGCTTTCCAAAATTCATTGTTGTATTTAATAGCATTTTCATATGTCATTCTGATCTGAGACGTCTTAACTTTCCAACTTTGATACTCTTTATCATCTTGAGTACCAGGATGATTTATAAATGTTGTCTCAACAACTGAAATACTATGTCCTGCATTAACAGTGTCTCTCATGAGAATAGCATCATCTGGTGCATATACTCCTACAACTTGATAACCATGTATCTTTTTCCATAAATCAACACTAATGAAAAGAGCTCCACCAGCTATACCTACTCCATTAGACGGCCATGAAACAACTTCATCGCCAATTGTATGACGTCTATCGAACTTATGAAGCCAATGTGCATTATCACCATGCATATTAATGCCAAACAAACCAAATGGTCTTTTATGTAATGTTTCAACATATGGCACAAGATTGGTGAGTCTATCAATCAAATGAGCGTTTTCTGGATATGTTTCAAAAACAATGTCTGAATCAAATGTTAAAATATACTTCGTTTCAGGATGAGCTGTTAAATATTGGTTAACTAAATGGTTTACAACATAAGCTTTCCCAAAATTGTCTTCAAATTTAAAGAATTTACATCTACCTGAGAAATATTTTTTATATAAAGTTAAAATTCTTTGAAGATATTCTGGCTCAGCATATCCACCAAACACAAAATCAATATCTTTATAATTATTTGCCTCAAAATATTTAGCAAGAGATGTGATTGAATTAACATTGAAGTCAAACATATCTTTAGTTGGACAAAATATTTGCTGAACAACTACAACTTCACTCATAATCAAGTTCCTTTAGCCAAAGTTTTACAATAACTTCTTTCGGAAGAGACCAAAAACTATCCGATGAAGAATTGCCATGAAAATTAGTATTAGTTAGAGCACATTCTCCTTTTATATAAGACCAACTTTCACTTATTGAGCAATGATAAACATCAGTAACCGAATCATAAATTTTTTGATGATCGTTTTCATACCCCATAAATTGAACATTATCATTATACTTATATTGTTCAATATACTCTTTAAAATACTGAATATCAGTTATAAGTCCATATACCAATACTAATTTACACCCATCATTTAAAGCATTGTTAATTGCAATGTGGGTTTGTTTATTTCTATCAATTGAGCCAATGACTCCTCCAACTTTAAGTAGCGGTTTTGAATTAGGTTTTATATCTGGTAAAATATTAGGCAATATAAATGATGGGTGGTTAACTTCATGAAAGGATTTTTGTTTTTCAGATACAAAATGGATCTTATCAAATATTTGATATTTAATCGAATCAACTCTCATTACATCACACTCATGGCAACTATAAATGAGTTTTTTTACTGGCACATCTTCTCTTATTTTAAATTTATCAAACTTGGATGTAAAATGAGCAATTAGATAATCACTACCATCTGCATTAATTGATACTGTTTTTGATTGTTTAGATCGACATAGTTGTGTATGATATGAATGTGGACCATAAAAAATAGTGTCATAACCACACTCATTTAGAGCATTAGTTAAATTTGCAAACGCGTGCGTGCTGCCACCAGGTCCTGACCAACCACTAAATATTTTTATCATAAATATTTTCTTTCAATATTTGTTCAACTTTTCTTAATTTATAATATGGTATTCGTAACAAGTTTATTTTTCTACTAACACAATATTTATTTTTGACAGTATCGTGTGCAAAATGATAATCATAATCTTTTTGAGTTATTTGGTGTTTATTTACATGACCACCAATACCTTCTTTAAAATGCTGCTTTCCATCAAACTCTATAATTAAGTTATATTTCGGTAAATAAAAATCGAAAGGTAATCTTCTATGTGTGCTATTATTAATACAATCATTAAAAGTTTTTTGGCATTCATGTTCTATATTATTTTTAGATAACCAATCTTTTATTTTTATTTCACCTTTTGAATTTCTGCATTTAGAACAACCATTTCCACTTAGATGATTTCGAGGAGATTGTAAAAATATTCCATGTAAAGAACAAATAATTTCAACCTTTACACCACTATTCTTGTAAATAACTTTAGAATAATCATATTTGTCACCATGAATATCACGTGCATCTTTTATAAAACTTTCAATTGTTTTAGCATTTCTTCCAAACCGTGTATCATATCCACATTTAGGACATCCAACCTTTGATTTTAAAAATCTTCCAGCCGGAATCATTATTTCGCCATGAATAGGACAAACAACTACAATCTTTGAGTTAAAGTTTTTATATTGAACTTTAGAGTAATCATATTTATTACCATGAATTTCTTTAGCTTTTTGTATGAATTCGTCAGTTGAATTTGAATAAACATTGCTGCACTTTTTACATTTTGATTTTTTATATGTATGAGTTGCTGGCATCTGCCAGAACTCACCATGTTCAGGACATATAATACAAACCTTTGTAATGTTATTGATGTATTCAACTTTAGAGTAATCATACTTATCACCATGAATTTCTTTAGCTTTTTGTATAAAATCTTCTCGAGTCATTTTAACCATATAAATACCTCCTATTAGTATTTATATTTTCAACATGGTGGATAACCTGTAGCATTTATGTTTTATTTTGCCCAACATTAACTTCCTTTTCAAATTGATCAATTTTTAACATATGATCATAAACATCAATAGAAACACCATAAATTGACTTAGTTATTTCGTTTCGTTTCCATGTTTCATAAGTCCAATTTGGGGCAGTCTTATTAGGATGATTTATATTAACTGTTTGTGCCATTGTGCAAGTGTATCCTTTTTGCCACATATCATGCTGGAGAAATGCATCATCGCCTGCATATATGCCCATTATTCTGTACCCATTAACTTCTCTCCAAGCCTTAGCACTAATAAAAAGAGCCCCACCTGCTATACTTGATCCATCATCTTTCCAAACTACTTTTTCTGCACCAACTTGAAGAGAATTATACACTTCGTTTTCTCCAAATAGATGACAACACCCTAAATCCTGTCCATTAGCTTGATTTAAAGCAGCTAATCCAAATGTAACTTTGTTTTCAGGTACTTTAGAATTCAGCAGCTGTGATTTTAAATACTTGTGTTCTAAATTCCAAGCTAAACCAATACATCGAGAAAAAATATTAGGTTCCCACAGAGGTATAATTATGTCTGAATCGTATGTTAGTATCCAATCAGCATCTTTGTCAGCATAATTATCATATAGATAATTTACAACAAAAGCTTTACCATAATTTTTATCAAAGTCAAAAAAGGCAGGTTTATTAGCAACAGTCATAATAGCATGTATCCATTTAGATACAATACCTGTGTACTCTTCAGTCGAGCAATATCCCCCGAAAAGTATTTGTAAATGAGGAGGTTGCTCCTCTACATTTAATCGTTCTAAATATAGTATGAGAGAATTAATCGATTCACACTGTTGTTTAAGCGTTTCTTCATCTATTACGAAAATTGGCTGTATCAATACAATTTTATTTGACATTTAGTTCAAAAGCTCCATCAAGCTCCACTTTTCTAAAACGGGATATTTCTTTTTTATATTTTTCTACTCTATTTCTGGCACGATTATCATGCTCATCATCACCAACATTTTTGTACCAGGACATTCCTTCATAATGTTTGAAGCTATTCTCTATCCCTATTAAATTAAATATATTTAGGTTAGATTTTTTAATATCTTCGTAAAATGTTCCACCAACATCATACATTTCAACATCACTATTTTTATTATTATTGATTGGCACATTTCCGTAGAAACCGGTGGAATTAGTATCTAATATTCGAGGATCGTTCTTATCATAGAACCGAATATTGAATCTTTGAACATCTTCAATATTAATAAAGCAAAACCATGGATCTATTCGAGATTTTAGTTTGTAACCGGCTCTACTTGATGTAGCTTTTCCAACTAAAGTTGCATCGTTATTGGCGATATTATCAAAAAATGCATCGTTAATAGGACGATTAAAAATAATATCTGAATCAACCAATAGCGCATACTTGGTTGAGCACATGTGAATTGCTTTATCAACTGCTTCAGCATGAGTCATTCCTTTGTTACGGATGTAGGGCACATTATGTTTTAAGAGTCTGTTCACAGTATCTTCGTCTGTTGAATTCTCCATTAGAATGAGATTGTGAGGACCACATCCATTCATGAGGACAAAAGATCGAAGCATTGTTATAGTTCAGATGGTGTGTTATATGAACACGTGATGAGAGTGCAATTTTTCAAATTATAAACTCCTTTTCAAGTAATATCAATATAGTATATATAAATTAAAAAAGTCAACTGTTTTTAGGAGTTGACTTTAGATAATACTATTTATGTGTTGTTATTTTAAATCTTTTATTTTCTGCTTAATTCCTTCAATTCTTTTCTCTAAAGATTTTATTTCAGCCTCATACTTGCTTTTTTCTGTTTGGTTAATAGCATCTTTATCATGTACGACGAAATCCTTCTTCCTATCGTTCCACTTCATCGGAACATCATATTTTTTATTTCCCAAACTACTCACAAGATGTCCTGTATCAGCATCTTTTTTAATATTGTGGTGTTCAGCTCTATTTAAAATTTTATGACTTGGAGTTGTTGCACCTTTAGTGGTAGGATGGTTTAAAATATCTCCATGGAGTTTATTAACTTTTCCACTATATTCTTTAAAAGAATTTGTATTGTGGTCCCACTTATAGTTCTTCTTACCATCACTATATAGTCCATGACTGGTATAATTTAATTTCATTTCCTTAACTTTTTTATCTCGGATCTTTTCACTATCAAGATGTTTCGCAATACTGTCTTCAGTGCTCGCTTCATTGAAGATATTTTCTACTAAATAATCTTTAAATTTCATTTTGTCTCCTTTTTATATTTTACCTAATCTACTTTTTAAACTTGCTATATATTTAATATGACTCTGCTTGTTGGCAATCTTAGATTGTATTGATACTTTTGCTTCTGGAGTCTTAGCTGATGTTAACTGTTTAGTCAAGTTGGTTATTGACTCTCTATCTCTCATAATCATCTTATCATACATTTCTGATTTATCAGACATCTGCTCTTCTAAGTAATCTTTTAAATTCATTTAATTTTGCTCCTTAACATATCAAATATACTTTTATTATAACCAACCGTCATTTTACTAAATGTTTCAAAATCATTCTGTTTAATTGCATCTCTTATCTTTGAGGCGGACACATCTTCACCCGTTCTGTGTATTTCTTCAACCTTAATATTTAGATTCAATTTAAGTTTATATCTATCTATTTGTTGTTGATATGACTTGACTCTATCTGTACCACAAAATATAGCAATAGGTTCCATGTTCTGTTCTCTTAGTGTTTTTAACATTTCTCCTAAGAATGCTGATGGAATTTCATAAATGTTCTTTGTCAAATTCTTAGTTGATGTTTGCAATAGTCTTTTTTGTGTGTTGAAATCAAGAGGATTTTTTTCTTTATTTAATCCTGTTCCTTCACCCTTCACAATGAAGATAACTGGTTCAGCACTTGGATATTTCTTCTTCATATCTTCAATAATTTTAACATGTGCTATAGATGGAGGCTGCATTCGTCCAACAAACATAACAACTTTTCTTCCACCTCTTTTAAGTGGAACCTGATCAAGTGTTACTGCTTCTTTTAAAAGAGCCAAACGCTCTGAATAAAATAAATGAAATCTCATAGTTTAATATATTCTTTAATATATAGTTGAAGGTTCATCAAACAAGATTCTTTAAAAGTCTTGCCTAATATAAGTTCTCTAACATTTTTGTTCAATCTTTTATGAAATGATTCTTTTTCTTGAGGATTTAGCTGAGTATATGATTTGCGTGCTGCCAACTGTAAAAATATGTTACTTTGCAGATCTTTTATGAAGTCTGGATCGTTTTGATATTTCTCAGCAAAAGAAGCAAACTTGTGTAAAACCCACTTAGGATCTTTTTCAGCATAAAAATCTACCACATCTCCTTTAAAAGAAACATGTGGCATTTCAGTTATTAGTTGACAAAACTCTTTGAATTTCATTCTTTCCAGACACCTGGCTTAACAGTTTTTAAATCTTTTATCATAATGGGAGTAAATGATCCATGACTAACTCCAAAATCAACATACGCATATCCTTTTGTAACTTTCTTCACGTGTCCATATTCAGGAGCAACTCCACCAGTCGTTAACTTTCTTCCTGCGTGTGGAGACACAATACGATCGTTTACTCTTACACCTTCGATAATGCATTGAATGTATTCTTTAAGTATCATTTTTTGTTATTCTCCGAAATCTAATTCTTTTGGTTCTTCGTTATCTGTATCAAAATATTCAAAACCGGTTGTACCTAATAATTCTTCAAAGTCATCGAGCGATCCAGCATCATCGATAGTGTCATTGTTGTCCATTAAATATCCTCCTTTTTAATTAGCTCAGCTTTACCTAACTTTACCATTTTTATTATTTTCTGTCTATATAGGTTTAGCTTTTGGCAGCAATCTTTTATAGTATCATATTTAATGCCATCGATGATAACACCTACTGCTGCAGGATTTTTATCTCCACACATTCCTTTATGACCAGTTCTTGATTTAACAAATTTCTGAATTGATTCTTTGGAATGAGGACGATCGCCTTTAATAAAACCATTCGGTATAATATCATCTTTATTTATAACTTTTTTAACATCTAAATCTTTATTATAAATAATAATTCTACCTTTATACTTACCTATTCTATTTATTGACATTTTGTGTTTGGTATCATCTGATAATTTTTTCCCTTTATTAGCAACAGATAATATCATTTTATGTTCTTCAGTTCTTTTTTTCCCTTTATTTCCATTTCCTCTTTTTATTTTCTCTTCATCCGCCCGTTTTGATGATCCATATATATTTTCATAAGTTTTACCTTTATATAAACGGCTCATATATTCTTTGTGTTCTTTAGTTTTAGGTTTTCCACCAATAACAAACCCGATTGGAATATTTTCAGTTTTATTAATACGTTTTTCTACATTTATTTCTTTATTGTATATTGCAATTTGACCTGTTCTTAATAAACTTTGGTGTTTACAAATCTCTTTTTTATTAGGATGGTTTGATATTAAATCTCCGCCAGTTCCACCTTTGTCAATATTATATCCAATTTTTTGATCACAAGCGTTTAACTTATCTATCCAATAAATTTCTCGTTCATTTACATTGTTATCTTCACAAGCTTCTAATGTTTCACGTTTAAAATTTTCAGCTCCATATTTTTTAATAGATCTTTTTAAATATAGACCTGATCCTAAATATCCATCTTCAGAAGACGTATAGTGTTGACCTACATAAATTTTGTTATTCACTATATTAGTAGTTTTATAAATTATAGGTTTATTATTTAATTCAATCATATATTATAACTACTGTAAATTTGTTGTATATTAAACTTATTACATATAGTCCAGTTTTTCTTTTCTTCATAAGGAAGGACGAACACTCTTTTATTGTATGGTGTTATATCTTCAATATCTAAGTCAATAAGCTTCCAGTTGTATAGACAAAACGCAATTGAATTACGTCTCATTAAATCTTCTTCAGAAATATTATTATAGCTTTTTTCTCGTGTCAAAGTAAACAGCTGTTTAAAGTGAACAAGAAAATAACAATCGTTATTTCTCCACAAATAGCAACTTGGGTAAATTATCTTTTCTTTTAAATTACCAACACCTATTCGAGTTAAGCTCTCAATTATAATTTTATCATCAACCAGTAAACTTATTTCTAATATATCTATCATAATAACTCCTTTTCAATTCAATAATATTTATATTTAACAATTAAAAATGGTCTGACGCTCAAATAATACTTCTTCATAGCTAAAGTTACAGGTCATTACCAATTCATCATCAACACCACTATCAAGAGATAGTGAGCTCAAATTCATTAGAAAACATTCAGTGAAATGCAACATAGCAACAGATCTACTCTGATTATCAAGTGTGTGTAGAGTTATGCGCTTTATTGTTTCATGATGAATCTGCTCTTCATCTAACTCTTGTCCATAACGTAATCTCTGCAGCCACTCAAACAAATACAAATAATTCTCCATATTCTCAGAAATCTTTATATCTATCTGGAACTGTGTTAAATTATCATTAATACGAGAAATAGGGTGACGTACACGTGCACCCTTAAATTCTGAGTAAAGTTCTTGTATGTTATAGTCTGGAATAGTAATGCTTTTAATATAATGTTCCAAGTATTTAAGATCATCAACCTTATCTACAGTTGGAACATTTGAAAATGTTACTTTCCATCTACTATTATGAAACGTGTTTGGGTATGACATTATTTATTCCTTAAGCAAGATATCCTCTATAAGTACCTTCAATGAAAATTGTATATTTACTTCCACCTACTAAAGTGAAGGCTTCATCAGGATCTTTAAATCTAATCCATATACTATTAGTGAAACCAGAAAAACTATTATCCCAATATAAAACTTCTATGGGTAATTTATCAGCAGCATCACTATAAAATTTATATGATATTCCAACTGGCCAACGATCACCATCTGTTCTTCGCATTACTGCAGTGCAGGTTCCAATTGGTAAACAAGATCTATCAGAATATGGATTAGCATATATGTATGGCAGTTTATATGAATGAGATGTTGGATAAGTATCAAATATATCTCTAATCAATATACCACCAGTTCCATAACTACCTCCAGCTGCTGTTATATCAACTATCATTGAAAAGTATACCATTGAATTACCCACTACTGTGTAGAAATGTTCCATTTCTACTTTTCCAATTGATTGTGTTATAGTAGGTCCAATATTTGTTATTCTACTGGTAAAATCACCTGCGTCTGTACTATCATTGAATTGAATCAGATCATAACTTCTAACAAATCCATAATCTCCTGATGTTGGGGCGTCTTGCCAAGTTTGTCTAAAAGTAGCTTCACCATTGACAATAAGAGTGTTAAAATTTGCATCTTCAGCATAAACAGCATTATATCGTAGATTTGATCTTCCTAAATTACCTTCACCATTTTCACTTGGCATAATACCAATTTTATCAGTCAGACTAATATCGTTTGCACTAATATTACCAGCTGCATCAAAGTAATTATTAGCAAGAGCATTAACATAAATCGTATTGTACCATTTAGTTTGTGATCCAATATCGTAGGAAGCAGGCTTAAGAGGCAATATATCTCCAGCATGCCAGATATAACCATTTGGTGCAGGTAAATATATACTTCCATTTACATCTGTGTCCAAAAAATCAGATGTATCAATAATTGTTCCTGCATAAGATGGATCAAGCAACGACCATGGTACAGCTCCAATGGATGAAGCTGATGTCGTGCGCGAAATAAGCTCTGAGTTTCTACCATTTGTACTACGCACACCTGGAAAGATAAAAACGTCATAAGAAAAACTTCCAAACATGCTATTTCTGATAATTAAATTCGATTGTACTTTAGCAAGGTTTCCATTCAAAAATGAATCTTTAGGAGCTGTACTTGAGCTTATAACTTTTATGTCTCCATATCTAACCTCTATTCCACTTACAGACAGACTCGTGCCAGAAACAGATGAGTTCCAACCTTCACCAAGAAAAATATTATCTTTAAAATAACCAGTATTCCACTTACTGTTCATACTTCCAATGTTATGAAGACCATCTTCACCTGTCATCAACCCCATATTTAAAAACGTTAATAGAGGGTCAACAGCTTGACTTCCACTTAGTGAAATTTCAGCTGCACCTGTATCTGTAACTTTAAAGGACATTCTATATTTAGTTGTAGGGTCTGCACCATTATCATAATGTTGAAGAGCAAGTTGAGGCATATTCTGCTCTGTTGTTTCAGTGCCATCAACAAATGTTGTTGTAGATATTAATGTTTTAGCTACTCCAACATCGTCTGTGGTTGTGTATTTTGTAACATAAACACTATCATGTGTTAGCATGCCACCATCTTCAGATCTCTTTGTCCAATAATCAGCTTCAGATCCATATAGAATGGTTGCAAAGTCAGCAGCTATAGTTGATAATTGAATTTGAAACTCAACCAACACCTCAGCTAAACCTCCACCATTAACGTTTGATTTAATTTGGGTTTGTGGAATTATAACTTCGGAGAATAGAAATGGATCTCCTACCTCTTCATAGTTGGCATCTAAATAAACAGCATATAGACCAATTTTATTAAATTTATATACTCCAACATTATCTGTAACCTTCACAACAAAGCTTGCATTGCCAGCACTTGTTCCACCAGTAGATGAATATGTAACAGTTGTGAATAACTTATTCTTTGCAAATGTTGTATCATTTATACCAACAACACCATTACTATCATATACTCCCCAAACAGTGTCTGTTCCAGAAGGTGAAATAAATGCAGTACCTGAAATATGAGGACTTAAAGGAACACTGTTAAACAGGTTAATTGGCTGAAGAACTCTTTGCTTTCCAAAATTGTAAATGTCAGGTGGACCAGCAGCAAATCCCATATCTCCAGCTGACACAATGAAATCTTGAGTTGTTGCTAATGAATATATACCAACTTTATTCCAGATAATCTCACCAGTTGGTAAAGTATCAGCTTCTGGATTAAGAGTTGAGATGTCATTCTCATCAAAATTTTCATCGGTTGGATCAATAGCAGGATTAATTCTGTAATCATAAACAGGAATAAAATATCTGCATGATATCAACGTTCCTTGTTCAGTTGCCTGTGATACTGCTGACAATCCTAATTGTGTTATAGCTGCGAAATTTGACATGTATAATCTCCTGTTATTTTAATTCCAATAATCGGCAGGCGTATCTGATATTAACGATAAACTACCTCGACAACGTGATAATGGTACCATGTAAAGAGGTGTTGTTGCAAGAAAGTAACCATGCACACCCTCAAACACAGTATTTATAGGTCTAACTGATTCAATAGCTTTTATTATGCTTTGTTGCTGATTTACATCAAATGAATAGTTAGTTCTACTTTTATTTATATTAAATAAGACTGCCATATGAGGAGTCGGAAAGTAGCTGTCCGGAATTTCACTTAAATCTTCAGTCAGCTGGTTAACATTAGTGTTCCAACTTATGTTAGAGTGTTTCCAATTATTCTCATAATCATCTGTGTAATAATTAACTATATCTGCAACAAGACCAAAAGAAAACAGCATTACTTTCACAGCATTTGTGGTAGTTTTTATTTTATACCAGTGGGGTAAATTGCTAACCATGAAACGTAAATATTTCTTTCTAACATTCTCATAACATACACCATCATTTTCAAATGTTCCCAACTCACCTCTATTAACATCTATATCATATCCTAAATATGAAGCAAAATGCTGGAGGAAATCTAAGTCTATTAAATCAGGATCATGTGTCTCTGTTAATCTATATACTTTTTCTAAAATAGATATTCTTGGGTCAGCTGATGCTGAGAGAAGCGAGTTGCTATGAGAGTCAATATTGATCATATCAGCACTTAGAGAAGTAGTTCCTCCATATGCTGAGACTACAGTAGCACTTGTTTGAATATATCCTTCAGTACCAGAGTACATTTCGTTTAGATAACCTTCAAAAAACTGAGTAAAATCAAAAATATCACTTTGTTCTTTAAGATATGTTGGAAGAAACTCTGTTAAGTTAATTAATCTATTTCCACCATAACGTATAGGATCTCTATTACCACAGATTGTAATATAATTAGATTTTACTTTATTTGTTTCACTCATTTTAACCTCTTATATGGAATCGAATACAACTGTGCATCTAATAGAGAATGTTTGATCAGCAACACCATTAAACACATGTGATATTGTTGGACCAGTTGACACCTCATATACTCCTGGATAATTATCATAATCAAAATACCAATGATACTCTACAACTCTATATTTAGAAGTTACAACATTAGCTGTAAAATCAACTAACAGAGGAGTGAATCCAGCTCGTGGTGTTCCTGTAAAATCTACTTCAATATCATTGATTAATGTTATTGCAGGAACTCGAGGAAATAGATTTAACCAAGCACCAGCTGGAATAGTTGTCAGATCAACTACAACAGCACCAGGACTTCCAAAATTAAAAGCTCCTGCTGTTAGTCTTGATGAGTTCCAGAAACCAGTGTTATATCCACTTGTTTGCCAAACTGAAGATCTGGTTGCACTTGTCAGAGGAAGGTTATAGTAATAATAATTTAATTTAGAATATCCTTCAGATAGTTGTATTTCATCATATGTTGGAAAATTTTCTGTTGGTACAAAATCAAATACACATCCACTAACTATAACATTTCCACTTGTTTGAGTTGCTGACACAGCTTGCAAAATCGTACTTTGAGACTCTGTGAAAACACAATTGTCAAAGAAAATAGTGCCATAATTTGCATCCAAATCATATATAATGCTTTTAGCAAAATAACAATCTCTAAAGTTAACAATATTATTTTTATGATACGATATAGTTTCACCAACATATTCTGTAAATTGACCATCTGCACTTATAAAAGAACAGCCAAGGAAATCTATAGTCCACTGTTTCTGTGACGTTGATGTGATATTTTCATAGAAAATATTATTTCTAAAAATATATGAACCTGAGACAGGTGATATTGATATGTCTCCTTCAGAACCACCTCCTGTCTCGACAGCTGGATCTAATATAATACCATTTTCAACAACACATACACTAAAAGCTGATAATGATAATTTAGGATCACTTTCTACATTTGATAGTCCAAACATAACACATGATGCTGGATTATCTGCTGAAAGCTGCCATGGTTCTCCTGTTACCCAAGGAGATATTGTGCAACCATATTTTGTTTGAAACTCAACCCCGTAAGTGGTATTACCTTGTCCCTTTACATAATATACATCATTAGATTGTTGTGTTACACCAGCATGTGCAGATAATCCAGTTATAGTTGATAATTCTGGACTACCAAATTGAGTATACTGATCAAGTTGATTTATTGTTAATGGGTTAGCAGATGTTCCTGTTCCTGACGTAGTAGTGCTACAATCAACAAACAGGAATGGATCATACTCATAACAACTAACTCCATCATTACCAACTGCAGCATAAATTCTATTATTTTTATAACATAAATCATAACCATGAGTTATAAAATCTTGATATACTTTTGTAAAAGTAGTGCCATCATATGTTATTCCAAGCACATCATTATTTGTTCCAGTAACCCATAAAACTCTACCATCACCAACTGCTGCTAAATCATTGACAAGCATACCAGGACTATCATATGTTGCGGCACATGTTAATGTTGATCCATTAAACGTGTATAAATCTACTCCTGTAGAAGCTTTTGATCCATATATGTACCTTTTATCGCTTCTGAAATCTTTAAAATCATATTCATCAATTGACACATCATTTAATGAGTATGCTATAGCTGATGTAACTAAGTTGAAATCAGCACCATCAAATGTGGTTACTATTAGTCCCCAACCTGTAGCCAAAAATATATTCCCGTCTTGAGCCACTTTAATTGTTTCATGAGATCCATATACAGCTGATGTAACATATATTAGATTATATAATGGTGGATCAAATGAATAAGCTTTAACATATCCACTTCCTCCAACGAAAACATAATTATCTTTTCCACCAACACAGTTAACACTGTCTGCTGATGTGCCAATAGCAAGATTGTCTATGAACGTGAAACTTGATCCATCAAAAGTTAAAACCATAACTCCAAAATGATCTATAGGAACTATTAGGTGAGTTCCATTACTCCACATTCTTCTGATACTATAAGGTAAAGTTGTATCAAATGAGTCCAGATGTGTTAAAACACCACTATCATCACTAAAAGCATGGACAATTCCATCTACAGTTCCACCATAAACATACGTACCATCATGATATATTACTCTGAAATCTCCAACTGGATCGACATTAGAATGTTTCTTAAACTCCATTATATACCTCTATTACTCCAATTTAAATGTATGTATCCGGATGTAATCGGAATAATTTGTTTTCTATAAATCTTTTTATTGAATGCTGCGAAAGCCCAATCTTTTGGAAAAATATCTAAGCTGTTGTGTAGCTTATCTCGAACTGCTAAATATTTATTAATAGTGTTTATTAAGAATTCTTTGAAGAAATTAGTGTTACTTCCGTTATACATTATATTGCAATCAATGAACGGATGAGAGTATATTCCAAAATGAACACAATCTTCAAAAGTAAGTGACTTTTCTAATTTAATATCAGTGTCACAATAAAGCGTTTCTGCAACAGTTGATAAAAAGTGATATCGGATTACATCGGATTGAGCCCAAAAAAACTTTTTATTTTTTGGGATATAATTCCAAACACATTCTATGTTTGTGTCTTTAAGCATGTCTCTAATATAAGTGTTTACATTAATTATCTTAATGTTCTTTCCTTTTAAAAAAGAAAATTCCTTAGTCCACTTTGGAGAAGTTATCAAAAAGTATTTGTCATCTTTATGAACACAATCAACAACAGACTTCATACATTCAATTAACTCTTCACCTGGTTCTTCACCTATCCATATTTGTACATAGTTCATATTTAACTCTTGTATAAAACATTAGTGTTAATTGTTACTCTAACTATTTCATTACCCATTGAATATCCACCTCGAACATATGATGTGACTTCTTGTCCACTGATTGTTAGAGTTTCATGCTCTCGTGCAATGTTACCATGACTATCAAGCATGTTGAATTTAATTATATACATTAAATCTTTGTGCATATCATTCATTAATGAATAAAAGTTAGCTGTCTTTGTAAACAATATACCATTTATAGTAACAATGTTTGCAGTGTTGATGGAGTCAACAATATTTTTTACCAGCTCTGTATAAAAAACTCTCTCATTAATTTTATTAGACCAATTTAGATAATCAGCATACACATATGTATACGGGTCGAAAGTAGTTGATAATGTGTTGATTGATCTATAATCTGTTCCAAACACTCTGTATTTATTCATAAAGTTAGTAATAGCTGTAGTTATTATTGACCCAACAGCTAATTTGTCATTTAATGTAACTAATTGGGCATATCTTTCATGAGTTCCATTAAGTAAATTAACAGTATTTAACCAACTTGTTTGACCGTATGGTAAAGCATCAACAGATGGTTCTATTCTAACATCAGTATACAGAACATTTGGAATATCATCTATAAGTTGCACTATATTAGATTTATATACATCTAAATTAAAATCAGCATTATCATCAAACCACAAATATATTCTATCATTTATTTGACTCTGTATAGAATCTCTGTTTGCAAGCTGTTTGATGTATACATTTCCTGTTAATTTAAAGTCTTGTATGATTGGTGAAATATAAACATTCTTAACAGTTAACTGAGATCTCTGATTAAGGTCAGCTACAACATCGTCTATTTTTGTGCTATAAGCAAAACCAGTATTAGAGAAAATTGTATTCTGAACTGTTCCTTGACTTAATCCAATAACGTTATTTGAATTTGGATTAAAGTACATTAAACTTGCAGAATCATGTACAGCTGATACAGCATTTTCAGCATCTCCAAAGATTTTGAATTTGAATTTATTTTGCTCTAAAATAACATCAACACTATCCCAAAGTCCCAAATTAATAAAAGAAGTCTCAATTCCAGTAATTAAATCAGCATATGAAGAATAAGCTGATGTGTAGTTACTGAAAGCAGATACCTGAGTAGTAACCAATGTATTTTTATTAAAGTTAACAAGTCCTATTGACAACTGTGAAAGTCTTGCTTTAAAAGTGTTATAATCTGTCGTTGAAATACCAGACCAAACTGTTGTTAAATCTTGTCCAACGATTGTTGTATATTCTGATGCAGAAGATATAGTTGATAATTCTTGTTGAAATTTAATTTGCTCAACTGTATTTTGATTAACGAACACAGTCATGTAGTTCTGAGATGGCATTTGAAATTCATTATAGTCAGAATCCAATACAACATCAGTCATATCTGTTTTTACAGATGATGCTCCTTCAATAACATTATACATAGATGCAACACAGCTGAATAAAACGACATTGAATAATTTCTTAACAGCCGGAACATCTATAGCAGACGTAAATGTGCGCATGTTAAGAATCTCTTCTTGTTCTCCCCAAGCTATAGCATTATTAACATTAATAGGTGATGTTAATGATTCAATAAATGTGATATAATCTCTTTTTGTGACAAGGCGATCGAGAGAGTAAAATATACCTGGAGCGTTAACTTTGATTGATTCATTGCTTTCAATATCAGCACCACCAATAATATTTGATAGCAATTCAAACTCTACATTAATTCCATAATTATTAACTGTATCAATAACATCAACAGTTTGACCTATTACACCAACCTCATTAGCAACTGAGCCAAGTGTCGATAAATACTGCACAAAAATATTATTGTTTGCAGTAACTGCACCCTTTAAACCTTTGGCAACATACTTATCATCACCAAATTTAAGCTCTATTCCACCATCAGTAGCCGTTCTTATTAAGCATATCTTCTGAGATACCGCTACATCTGAATTAAAATCATAGAAATTAACAAACTCTTGAGTTAGAAGAGATCGTCTATCAACATTATATAAATTGGTATCTTCAAAAGCAGCACCTGGAGTCGATCCAATACCAACTTTCGTAACAGCTCCTGTAACATAATCTTTTGATCCATAGATATTACTAAAAGATGGGTCACTTAATCTATATGTTTGAAATATAGCATTGTGTTGATCATTTCCAACACTTGCAAATTTAGCATATTTTATTTCACCCTGAATTAACTCAATTTTTGAACTATCAGCATTAATGATCAGTTCTTTTTCATATGCTGGTCCTTGAGCTATATCAGATGCTGATAAAGTATAACTAAATAAATTCTTTAGGATAAAACTTTTACCACTTACTTCAAATCGAGTATATTGAGGAATTTGAACTTTAATCAAACCATCAGCTACATCTTGAGCGGTAAATCCATTACCAGCATAAGTTATATCACCTGTAATTTTAACTTTCATAGTAGTATTGGCAGGAACTGGACGCTGAATATCATATGCCAAGTTGCGTGATAAAGCAATAACAGAACTTTGTAGTTGTGCAGAGTCAAAGAAACTTTCTTCTGCTCTACGCTCTAACAAATAATTTACTAAATCAGCCGTTCCAGCAAACATTTCTAACATTAACTGAGCTATAGCAGATTCTCTAAAATTATCAAAATTTCTATCTTGTGATAATCTATTATTAATAGCGTCAACTATATCTTTGTATGTTAGTCCAGTGTAATTTAAAAAATTAGTTGTACTCAACAACTTATTTCGTAAAAGTTCTGCTGCTATTTCAGTTTGTGAAGCCATTTAAATTCCTCTCAATTATATAAAAATCTTTTTCTGCCAAATCGATGATTTTCCGCTACGTTTTATAATATACGGTATAACCAGTGTTATAGAATTATCATCCGTTTTATTGATAACTCTCATGTCAGCCTCAATTAATCTAACTCTATCTTCCCATCTTTTAATAGCAGCTGCAACTCCATTAAGAAGATTTTCGCCGTCATTTGGAGTCATTGTTTCAAACAACTTGCCCCAAACAGGAGATCCAAATGGTAAATTAAAAAGTCTTTCTCCAAAATAGGTTGCAACAATCATTTCAATGCTTTGCTTGACAGCATCTTCATCCCACACCTCACCTTTAGATATAATATTTTTTGATATATCATAGGCCCAGTGTTCAGAATATTCTTTAGGTAGGATTGGCATTTTTAATTATTCTTTTTGTAGTTGAAATTAAACATGAATATTTAGGGAGACTAATAGTTCATGAATATTTATAATTCAACTTAAATAGAAAGGAGTTCTTTCGAACCCCAATCATATTACTCAAGTTCTTCGGCGGTAGGTTCAAAAATAAGAGGATAAAGCTGATCGAAATTGGCTGCTGATACCTCATCAGGAATCATATTCAACTTTATTCCATACATCTCGATCTCCAATTCCTCTGAAAGAAACTGTTCAGCTTCTTCTCTTTCATTCTTATACTTTTCCTCAACCTGTCTAAATTTTTCAATATCGGTTACATAACCTTTATCATTTACAAGCTTTTCATCAATAAGTTCTTGACGATAATTCTTTAGCTTTTCAGTGACAACATCATTAATATCTTTGATCTCTTCTGTCAAAACACGCTTATTTCTGCTTAGGAAATAAGAAAAAGCCATTGGATATTTTTCTCCACTACCAACAAGAGAGGCAATTGTGTTACCGATAGAGACGATTTCGTTTTTAGTTAGTTTAACTTTCATGTGATTAACTCCTTTTCAATTGTTTTTGATTTCAATTCATTATATTTATTATTCATTTGCATCAGCAGCTGATGTAAAACCAGACAATGTTTTAATCCATTCATAAATCTGAGTTTTTTCATTTACTGCACTTGTATCATAATTTACAATACATGGACCATTTTCTACAGGAATTAGTCCATTTGCAAATCTGTAAATAGGATTAAATGTTTCGAACGGTGTTTTACCATTCTTATAAGCGTTTCTACTTTTATATACACTAACAGTTGCATCAGCGTTATTTCCTCTTACAACATGTTGTGTAATTACGAAATAAGCGTTTGCTATTTCATCACCCTCTTCATTAGATGGTGGTAGATATGACATCTTTAAAGCCATAATAATTCTCCTTATTTAGGCGGTTTACTATTTAAAATCTTTTTTATATCTATTACTGACACTACTTGATCTAAGTGATGATTCACCACACAATCACAATCAACCAGTAAATCATAACCATGTTTCTTTGCATTCATACAGAAGTATATATCTTCATGAATTTTCAAAGTTGATGGATCACCATTCTCATTCATAAAATTAACTGTTTCAACACTGAACCACTCATATTTACATTTTTCAAAAACACTTCTATGAATCTTACAAAACCCCATTCCATGCCAATCAACTTTTCTTATACCTTTGTTATTCTGTGTAAGCCATTTAGAAATAACACCTTTGAAATTGGACTTGAAATAACCAGCACAATAATTTTTCTTAGGGTTGGCTCTCTCAGCATACGCACCACTTAAAATAGGAGCTGTATTATTTAGTAACTGTATAATGTGAGCATATGTAAAACTGGTGTCACTATCTATAAACCAATAATAATCATAATCTTCTGGCAGTTTTTGTTTTATTGCTTGAGATTTATGTAAATTGATGCAAGCATTTCTACCTTCATCTATAAACGTACATCTTACTCGTCTCCACTCAAATATAAAATCATCTGTCTCATAAACTGTTTTCGGCTGATAGTATTTATATTGTTGATAAGATAGTCTTGATAATTCATCGAAACTTTTTTCTATTGGCAACAGACTATTCCAGTTTCGATGAATGTTTCCATCTAAATCAATATACCACTCATTATAAAATACTGTGCAGAACAAAATCTTTGGCTTCTTTATCACAATAAACCTCTTTTCAATAATATTTCAATGCAATCATATTTATATTTTATAATTATGCTGCAACATACGTGCCAAAAACCGTAATGTGTCTATTGTTAGCATCGTTTTGATGATTTCCTGTTAAATCTGTACCATATGATTCAAGCTTAATGTATCCTGTTGATGCTGTACGAACCACAACAGGGTAATATGTTGTACCATTTCTAACAGTTCCTGCACCAATAGCTGAATTATTATCAGCTATGTTAGCAATAGGATTTATAGGTAAATTGATATTAATAACACCAGTTCCACTTCCTGCTGTTCCTCCAGTTGTATTTAATAGATTGATCCAGAAATGTACTATATTACCAACTCTTTTATATTTTGATGATGATATAGTATATGATGGATCTGTACCTGCTGGAACATCAGCTGTCACCGACCATGTAGTATAAGCAACAGTGTAAATATCAGTTACAACTTGTGTGTTCGTGTTTAGCTTAATAATTCCAACACCTGCTGTAGTTAGCTCAATATCTCCAGCAGATCCAGCTTCAATCAAAATATTTCCACTATTTCCAGTTAATAGTTTTAATGTGTTCGTTAAATATCCTCTAACAAAGAATGTACTTGCTCCTGAATCATAATATATTTGACCCGCTTGACTGGCTGTTCCAAAATTCATTAGAGCAGCTGCTGGAATGTTTATATCTCCAACATTTGTAATAGTAAATCGTTCAACCATCGTGCCTGATCCACCAGCTGTTCCAGAAACCATTGACTGGAATGTAAGAGTTCCATTATAAACACGGAGTGAAGCGGCTGGACCATTAACTATATAGTCCCAGTTTGTAGTGTAACGTGCATTAGAATTAACATATATATCTGTTGTAGCTGTTCCTGCCATTATATCAGTTTGTCCAAACTCAATAGCTTTATACCCAACATTCCATGATCCTGGTGCTTTTCCAACTCCGATATTGCCAGATAGTATAACAGCATTACCAGCTGATTCAAATATAATACTGTTACTAATATGTCCAAGCGTATCTGTAAATTTTGTTAAGTAATTTGCAGTACCAGTTCCATGATTGTGTCCAGACAGTGATAAATCTGATGCATGTAAACCATCAAGTTTGTCAGCATTTAAATTAGTAACTAATGTATCACTCAAAACAGTTAGTGGGGATGTTCCGGCTGCTATAGTGCTTCCAAATCGAGCGGCACTAATATTGAACGCTCCTGCTTCCCAATTTGCTGTAAGTTGTTTAGAACCATCTCTTCTTATATATTGAATATGATCATCAGCTGACAAATTAGTTAAGTTAGAGTGGTTGTGAAAGTGACCATCATCTTTAACATACAAATTACCATCACCACTAACAGCAAGTGAATTAGTATCATATAACAAGATTATTGTTTTATCTGCAGATAAACTTCCTCCTCCAGATAGTGGAGCGGTCGTGAAGATATCTCTTTCACTGAAAGCTGATGTTATAGCAGTATTCGTATAACTATTTGCAGCTGCTAATGAGCTTGCTGATGATAGCGATATTTTGTTATTTAAAAAATCAAGAGCTTCAGTTACATTATCACTAACAACAATAGTTGATGCATTTGTTATTTGAGAACTATTATAGTCACCAGATACAGCTATAACTATTCCTTGTCTACCAAAAATACTAACAACAGCACCACTTATTGTACTTGAGCCAGCACTAATATTAACATTTCTCCACATATTATCAATAGCGTTAAACACTAATGATTGACCATCTTGTGCATTAATAATTTCAACATCTGCTAAATCATCTAATGTTGCACTTGTCTGCAACATATTAATAACAGCACTTGTTATACCATCAAGAATTAGTGATAGTGTTGGCTGGTTATCAATATTTTGTTCATATCCACCTAAAACAGTTATATCACCATTAATACCTTGAGCAGTATCAACAGTGTAAATTCTTTGATATGGAGCAGCACTTGTTTCAATATTAGGAGCAATAGCAGATATATCAAGACCAGTAAGAGCAAACACACGATGAGGTGGCATTGATTCAAAATTGAATCCATATTGCGTTGTTAGGTAATTAATAACATCTTGCTTCACTGCATCATGATTAAGCATGTAAACTCTCCATTATGGTACTTTGACTGCGAATCCAGGAATCTTTGTTAGAATCGAAAGTGGTGCGCCTGTGATAGGACAAACTTGTAAATCTGGACAATATAGTTGAGCCTTTTGTCCACCAATATTTATACTTCCAACCGGTCCTTGTGTTATATTTATAGTTCCTTGAGGATCTATCTCAACAGATGCCTGACTTGTTGTCTGTGTCATTTTAATATAGTTGTCAACTTTAGTGTCACTATGTCCTTTAATTTCAACATCAACATTTCCAAGACGATCAATTGTTAGTTGAGTTCCACTATTGTGAATAAATGTTAATAACTTTGAACGTCTATTCATCTGTAGAATATCACCTTCATCAGTTTTAAACAAAATCATTGTGTCTGGATAATCTGTATTACGCTCTTCTGGTAAGTTATTATTATCAAGCGCTTTTGTTGAGTAGTGTGGAGAATAAATATCACCTCTATCAAAATGTACATTGACAAATGTATCTATAGGAGGAACAATAAATGATCCTGCTTTACCTCCAACAAAACCAAATTCTGGAATTGCCCAAGGTAAATCTTCATCTGCAACTGAATCATTGAATATACCATATACTCTAATTTTACAACGTCCTAATTTTGCAGGATCATTATTATCAACAATTTTACCTTCATAATAGTGATAGTACTGCTCATTCAACTGACGTTCAAGAAACTTCTTAAGAAGTTCTGCAATATCATCATTCAATTGCTCACGCATTATGTTGCTCCATATTCCGGTCTATTTGTTCCTGGTCTATGTAATGATAACTGTTTTCTATAAATGTTGCTTTTAGAAATATTATGAATTATTCCTCCAACAATATATTCTCCAGAGTAAACTTCATTAATATTATCTTCTAATAACGAGGGAACAATTAAGTTAACTTTGTCAAATAATTTTACAGACTTGCTTGCATTGATATTGATCATCAGCGATTGGTTAAAGAACCCCCATTTTATATGATCATTTAACACAAGTGCTTCATAATATTTATTAAATACGTTCTTCTGTCTAATCTTAGTAAACAAAAATCCATAGTTTATTTGATCAATTATTTGTCCTTGATCACTTCTCAATGCATCATTTACAAAAGATGGACCTCGTGAAGATATAATCTGTTTTTTATTCTGCATTGAATCAAAATCTATATAATTCAACTCAATTGCATTAGCATGTGTTTTGTTAGCATATCCTTCAATATTCTTCACATCATATGAATTATACCATATAGTGTTATTATCTTCTTCACTTAAAATATTTTCACTATATTTCTGAAGATTTAGTTTAGCTGTTATATTATCCGATTTATTTGTCTCAAGAACTAATGACTTGTAATTTAATTTACCATTTGTTGATGCGTAACAAAACATGGTATCGTTTGATCTATAAGCTCTTTTGATAATATGTTGAATCATTTGAAGATTGGTTTGATTAATCTGTAACCAAGTCATTGAATCATTAGTGGACATATTTTCAGATGACTCAAACTGCAAGCCCATTTCTGATGAAATTGATCTTACAACATCAATTGATGTTGATCCTCTATACGCTTTATTGTATACAGGAAAAAATGTATTGGTTGTTTTTAATAAACCAGTTAACATTATATTAGTTATTTTATTACTAACTGTATCAATAGTATGATCTTGTTTAATAAACTCTATTTCTAATAGTTCAGTATCATTAATATCTCTGCCAATAATTAAATGAATAATTGTGTTATCTTTGATAACAGCTGCTTCTGATAAAACACCATCATCCATAATGATTAATTCTATACGTGGCAGAATATCAAATATCCATTCACGTATAGTACATGAAATAATATTCTGAGGGTTAAGTTCTATATCGTTTACATATATCTTACAATAGAAATTTTGACGCTGGGACAAATCAGCTTGTTGATTTATAGTCATTTTTGTTACCTATTAAGATATAGATCGTTGTTTTGATCTAACATTTAGATAAAATAAATCTATATCACTTTTTGCAGGAATACTAATTATTTGGCCTATATTTAAATCATTCCATATATCATCAATTTTATTAAACTTCATTAATATCCACCAATATTCATCAGACCCATAAAACTTAAATGATAATATATCAGGACGTTGTAAATCATCACGTTTAATAGCATAATATGTTATTTCAGAAGTCACTTTAAATAAAGTGTTAAAATAATTATTAGCTAAATCAGGTTCACTTATACCATTAACTGTATTTGATGGAAAAAAATTTAATCTATTAAGACGTGCCATTATTGATTCACCACCCTTTTTCCACCAGATTTGGTTCCAAAAGACATATTATCAATACCACCTCTTGTTAAAACCATAGCTTCACGAGATGATAAAGTTAAGCTTACATCCATAAATAAAGGTCCATCTGTTGTCATTTTATCAGACATATCAAAACTAACACTTTCAATAACCATATCATCATGTTTAAACCAGTTACCAATTTGCACAGAAACAGGAGATGGAGATTCTGTTAAATTTAAGCTTCCTTCGCCAAGTTCACTTAAACTGTGTTGAAAATTGTCTGATAAATCACCTCCAACACTTTCTCCTAATGCACCTGTGGCAACTTTCCTAAAAGCTTCGCCACCATATTTAATAATCATAGCTGCAATTGAATCAGGACTTTTATCTTTTATATCGTTTAAAAAATCCGCAATTTTAATATTTCTATGGGATCTTGGAAGAACAGATGTCATTAACGCTAAAAATTGAGCCCATACTTCACCAGTGTTTTCCCAGTCTAAAACTCTAAATTCTGGTTGGATTGATAAATATCCTCCGCCACCTTTATAGAACTTTTTTGTAACTAATCCAGCGGCTGTAAGACTGGTGCCACCTGTTCTTGCTAAGGCTGATCCACCCTTTTGAATGGCATTTAATATTGGATTATTTCCCATGAGGTCAGATACCATTGAATCGAGTCCTAAAGTAGACCACTCAGCTGCTACATTGAAATTAATATTGTTCTTTAGTATTCCGACAATTTCAATATCTGGCGTCTCTGTAAAAGCTCTACCTCCAGTTGGAGCAATTCTAATAGAATATGGTCCATCAACAGATGCATTAAAATATGTTTCATCATTGAACAAGTTATTGAAATCTATTTGGTTTAGAAAAGCCATTTTATCCTCTTCCGTTTATCTGCACAGCAGATCTTTGATCAATTGATGTTTGATATTTCTTAGCAGCTAACATCTGACCTTCTACAATTCTATTTATAGTATTATCATCCAAAGACACAATTGTTACACCACTTGATGTTGTTTGAATCTTATTCTTAGGCAAATTCTTATTGTTAGCTTCATTAGAATTCTTAACAACAACTGGATCACCAATTTGACTCTTTTCTTCAACCATAGGGAAAGCGCCGGACTTCACATCAGCTCTATTAACTCCAATTGGTTCAATATGCCAAGGTTCTTTTGTAGTCATTGGTTGATGAAATCCCCACTTTTTCATTAATCCAGAAGAAGCCATTTCATTAGCTTCACGAGAATTAATGTCAAGAGCATATCCAAAGTTGTGAAGAGATCTACCTGGAGGAGCTGCATATCCAGCAGGACTTTCAGCAAACAATTTCTTTTGTGCTTCTATTGATCTAAAAGCTGAGTTAACCTGAACTGTTTTACCAGTTTGTTGATTATATTCATTAGCCATACCTTGAAAATTATTCATTACTGATGGTTGTACACCTGATAAATCTACACCAGGTTGAGCTTTAAAACTATTAGATAATATAGTTCCAAGTTCAGATGCAGTTGATTTAATTCCAGTTGCTATGTTGGATACTTTTGAAGCTGTTGGTTTTAATACTTTATCTGTAGCAAATTTAGTAGCACCTTTTATTCCACTTATTACAGCCTTTGTACCTTTTCCAACAAGATCTGCACCTTTTTTAACAATTGGACTTTCAGATACAGCTTTTACCCATCCAACAACACTAAGCAACCATTGTCCAGATCCAGGGACCAATCTATCTAAGTTAGCTGCCATACTTTCAGCAGCTTCAAGAGGGTTGGTAAACGCTCCACCTATAGCTTTTGCTATTCCAATAAATGGACCAATAACTGGAATCTTTTCTAAATCAGCATCTGTCTTCTTTGCAGCAGCTTTTATCGTTCCACCTGCTTCTTTTTTAGTAGCCATTTTAATGTCTCTAAAAAGAAGTAAAGCATCAATGCCCATACTAACAACTGTACCTATACCAGGAAATATTGATGCTACACCAGAAGCTATTTCTCCAAGCCCTCCAACAATATCACCTTCACGAAATCTTTGAATACCAAACAACAGTCCAATAATAGCACCAACACCAGGAATCTTTTTAAGAAGTGTTGCTGCACCTTTGCCAGCTAATTTTCCAGCACCTTTAGCTAAAGCTTTTGGAGCCAGTTTAGGACCTATACCTCCTAAAAGAGCTTTAAGAGGATCCATTAAGAATGAGTGAAATATTTCTGAGAAACCACCTTTTATACCAAGAACTTTAATAAATCTAACAGCGGTGTTAATACCTTTTAACCCACCTCGAGTTATATCAGCTCCTATTTTAATAAAACCTTTAATACCCTTTGCTACTTGTCCCCCGAAAGTGAATAATTCATTAACCATTTTGATAGGATTATATTTAAGTAACCCTTTAGCAAGTGAGCTTAGAAAACTTACTTTACCAGTTAATAAAAATCCAACAAGACCACCAATAGCCATTAATGATTTTAGTCCACCAAATAAACTGGTACCTTTATCTTTTAACCACTTTTTAGTATTTTCTGCAGTTTGACTGGTGTTTTTATCAATCTTCTTCAACATCTTCTCAGTAGCATCTGTTTTAGCAGATAGAAATTCATCTTTCTTTTTAGGAGCGGCTACTGTTCTCTTATATTGGTCTTCAGCTTTTTGCAGCTTTAAGAACGTAGTTAGCTCTTTAAGGCGGAGGTTGTTTTCCTTAAGAGCGTCCGTACGTTCTTTCTCTTTAGCTTTTCTAACTACATCGCTGTCAGCGCCATAAAGAGATTCCATTGTTGCTTTTGACATTCCTGTTGCCATTTATTAAGTACCTCCAAAAAATAATTTATCAGGTGAAGCATTTGGTTGTTTACGTTCAGAATCTTTTTCTTTAGATAAACGCTCATATTGCCACACAAACTCAAAAAACTCTACATCATCAAAAATAAACGGCGAACAGTGAAAGTAGTATCCCATATTAAAAGCAATTTCAAGGACATCACTTAATTTTATATTCGGGAAGAAAGAATTCTTCTCGAAACGATATCGCCGTCAGGCTGTCACCTCCGCATTTCTCACATTTAACCTTTAGAACATTTGTAACACCACAATCATATTGTTTGATATAACTTACAATGTAAGCATAGTTCTGAGGGCCAACTTTGTCAGAAATTACATAATTATATCTATCAAGTAAACTTTCTTCTTTTCCATTAATAGAGTTAATCATTAATGCAACACTGAGAATTTCATCATCTATTTCTTTGAGAATGTTCTCATAAGATATCTTGAACTTAGTTGCATACTGCTCTTCTGCTACAGTTAGTAAATGAATTGTTAACTCATCTCCATTTGGAATGGAGAAAGTCATTTGATCATCTGACCAATCATCTGGCAAATAAGTAACATCTAAATTATTTAGTGTAAAATTGAATTCACCCTTTTCTTTGCAATGTTGACATTCAAAGTCAATTAGGAATCCGTTTTCACGATATGTGTTTGCTCTTAACCAAAAGATTAAAAACAATTTGTCAGCAATCAATAGATCATCAACATTTATACCAGTAATTGATCTTTTAATAACATCGTTAACAACATAGTTTGCGTTAACATCTGTCATTGAGGATAGTTTCTTAACTTCAACTACTTTGAGAGGTCTTCCAAATAACTTTGTGCCATCTGGATACATTTTTCCTCTACTTGGTAATCCTTCAATCTCCCATACATTAGGCTCTTTGATTTCTTGAGCTTTAATTGCAGGTTTCTTAACTGACGACTTCTTTTCAACAACACTTTCATCCACTTCTTCCATTCGTGGCATATTAACCTCCTTTTAAATAAACTTAACTTATTGCAGATTTTTTCTTAAACATGTCAACCAGTTTCTTCAAACCAGCTTGACCGCTATCATGTGAAATCATTTTCTCAATCTCACTTTTATAGTATTTAGCATCATCTGTGCTAATAAACTTATCAGCTTGTTCCATTGATTTGGCAGCCTGATCAAGATGCATAATAGCTTGTTGTAAAAATGGTACAGCTTTTTTATAATCTGTAGCCTCTTTAATATAATCATGAAAACTCATTTTATACTCCTAATTAAAATTTACTACCCCACTTACCTTTCCATTCTTCTTCATCACCATGTTTATTTACATAACTATATACTTTGCGATGAATTCCCATAACAGTGTTGTAAATATTATCCAACTCAATAAATTCTTTAAAACTCATTTTCTTATTCAATCGTTTCTGCTCTCTTACATATCGATTATATAAATTATTCATAACATCATTTGTAAGAGTGTTTTTTATTGCTACCTGAACTAATTTTTTTGGAGCATTCTTTGAAAACCATCTACCTTTATCAGTATCCATATCATTAAATATACTGTTTAGTTCTTGAACGATAATTTTTCTATATCCAGCCATATTTTCTTGGCCTTCATTTATAAAATCTTTAAACCTCATTTTATACTCCTAACATAGCAGTTTTTAATTGATTTCGTACAGTTGAAGTTGTTAACAACTCTGGTATAGCTTTAATTGGTAAAAATTTCATATAATCGGCACAGAAAGTTATATCATATCTAACAGCTTCTTTAGACGAATAGTCCAAAGTAATATCAGATGCATTTTGAAAGAATACATTTTTATATAGCCAGTTCTGAATAGTAATACCACTTTCATCTTCAGTCTGAATTAACATAAAATCTATTCTATTAACTTTTTGACTTCTATACGTACCACCAGACTCTCTATCTATAATCTTTCTCTGTAGCCAATTAATAAAGTATGCGATTGTTCCAGAACTATCTTCCTCAAACGTAACAGTGATATCAAAACCATTAAAATCGTTCATTACTGGAAATGTTTTGGCTAATGGACCATATTTAATAACATCTTTACCAAAAGGATATTGAGGCAATGTTACACTAATAATGTGCCATGGTTTAATTATAGGCATTGGTCCTATCTCATCTTCAAGTGCAACCTTTTCAGGAGTTGGATTGTCCCAAAATTCAACAAAGAATCTATGAGAGTGCTGTATTGATTTGACAGCATCAATACCACTATAATATGATTGCAAAAATGTTGAATTAACTAATGGTGGCATAAAATACCTTTATTCTAAGTCTATAATTTTATCAAATATTTTAGATAGTTTGTTTGCTTGAGAATGACCATCAAATAAGCTTATATTACGCATAACCCAATCAGAAATTTTCTTATATTCTTCTTTTTCAAACATATCAGCTACTTTTTCAGCTTGTGAGTGACCGTCTATCATATCGATGTTATCCATAAGCCAATCAGCTACTTGTTGATAAAGTTTTTGTAAATCTTTATTCTTATCTCCACCAGCATCTTTTTTTACTGGTATAAACTTTTTAGTTGTTTTATCCCAAGAATGCGGAGTTTGTTCCTCCATACCACCAATTCTACCAGATCTAATAATTTGTCCACTTTTATGAACATGAATGTTTTGATCATATAATTTTTTAGCTTTTTCTTCATCACTCATATTCATACCCTTAACTTCTGGATGAGCCATTGACTTTTTAAAGCTTTCGGTCCAATGAGGGTTTAAAACAAATTTATGGTCATATTTATGCCATTCAAAAGCTTTATGAGTGCCTTTTTGATAATAGATAGATCCTTTATATGGTGTAACAATGAGATATAAATTCATTTTTTCATCTCATCTTCTCTCTTACTTTTAATTGACTCATTAATAAAATCTTTAAATCTCATTTTTTATCTCCTTTTACACAACTTGATAATAATCATAGGTAAATTCAACTGAAAATTTCACTGATTCGTTACTGTTATAATCCAAAGACACTTCACTTAGGTTTGTTGGATAAGCATTTCTGAATCTTATAGCGCTATCCATCTCACTACCGTTATATTTATATAACTTTAACCATACATCTACAGCGTATTGCTTTTTGATAATAAAACTGCTTAAAGTTGCAGTCGGACTATATGGATCTGAACTACAAATAGATTGCATCCAGTTAGTAATTGTCTTATAAACCTTTTGATCTTCTCGCTCTTCTAAAGTAATACTTATTTTATTATCAAAAGATTGAGTAATAGGGAAAAGTTGTTTTTGACCATAGAAATAAGTTTCATATAAGTCAATTGTTCTTCCAGGTATAGCTATACTTTTGCATGCCATTATAATTTCATCAAATGTTAATTGTGAGGCTAACTGTGGAAGTTGAGGTATCCAAAATTGCCATAAAAAATTTCTTTGGATATCAGCTTGATTCTTACCACGACCTTCTATAGTAAAATTATTTCCAGCTGGCATTTATTGTTCCTTAGTGAGAAGAAATACAGGGAAAAGAACTCTCCCTGTATTTATATTAAGCAGATTATTGAGCGTCGAACAGAGTCCAAAGATCGTATTTGAAAGTTACACTATATTTGATACTCTCGTTACCATCATATGTTAGAGCTACGTCAGCTATATCTGATGGATACATGTTATAGAAGCGAACCCATTTCTCAGTTGGAGCTTGTCGTCCAAACTTATACATTTTTAGAAAACCATCTGTGACCATTCCAGCTCTTTTTCTTTCAGCCTCAGATGAGCCCGCAAATTCAGCTTCTGGATCTGGATTAAAGATTTTATTCTTCCAAGCATATAACGCTTTAAAGATATATTGATCTTCTGAGTCTTCGAATGTTACTTCTAAAGTATTTGAAAAATTTTCTTTTCCTGGAAATACCTGCTTTGTACCCATGAATACAGATTCTATGTGTTCATTAGTTCTTCCAGGAATGCTACATGTACGAGCACGAATAAGCAATCCCTCTTCAGATGCAATAGGAACAATATCAGCAATTCTTGGGAACGATACTTCGAATAACCAAGAACGCTGTATATCTTGAATTGCACGCGCTCTATTTTCTATCGTAAAATTTGCGGCCATATTTTAATCCTCCTTAAGGTTTTGAAAATCTTTCGATTATCCAATTTTTATACTGTATACTATAACTCTTTTTATTGCTAAATGTAACTCTTATCATTTTGTAATTCAACTCTGGTTTGTCTAAGCAAAACTTTTTAATATCTGTTACATTATTGTATTCTATACTATTATTTATAAACCTATAAATAAATTTTGAATTATTGTTATTTGTACCAGATCCAGCAATTAATCTTTTATTTTTGTATTCATCACCTTGCTGTCTTGCTTTAGACATTTCACTTAATTTTCTTCTAATCTCATCTGGGTTAGAGTGTTTACATATTTCATCAAGAGTTTTGCCTTTATGATCTGACACTTTACCTTTACGGGAAGAATTATCTCTTAATTTTTGTTTATGGTCTTCTGTTAATTTTCTACCAGTTAACGTATCACTTATTTTCTTTTTGATTTCTTCTGATGTTTTATGACCTATCATTCTTATTGATCGCTCATGGCGTTCTTTTTCAGATATCACTCTTTTGAACCCACATACTCCTTCACCACCATCCGTCATATTCAATAAATTTCCAGTTTTATTAACTCTTTTACCATACTTCTTTATTAAACATTTTTCTAATATAAATGCATCTTCTTCTGTTAGATGTTTTACCACAAATATTGTTTGAGGGTTCTCTTTATATTGATCAATATACTTTTTAACCCAGTTTAAAAAATATGTTCTTTTCTTTGATGAAAAAGCACTTGATAGATGATCTAAATATCTTCTTCCTTTTCCCTTTCCAACATACACAACTTTATCATTTATATCAAGATATGCATAAACATAGAATTTTCTTTCCATTTAATACCTCCACAAAGGTTGATAAGTTAAAAAGAGTAATTCTTGTTGTGGCAAGAAAACGGTTTCGAACCCGCTGTCCTCTTTTATCTTTTTAATTAAGCTACAGTTGTAGTGACTCCTGTACGAGTAACTATTGTGTTAAGCTGTATGAATTCACTGACCCTCACCGGTTGGCAGTAAACGTTAATAACCATCTGATTACTATCTATAATCTGAGATGTGTTATTTGTTGAGTCGACAACAACTTCGTATGCAGTTAATCCACCCTCAGACTGTACAGTTGCAAGAAAACTATCTATGTTTGACCAAACACGAAGACGGTTTCTTTCAGTGTTTGTTATGTCAAGAACATATGGTTGTAAAGCAGCTTCAATAGATGTTTCAATGAAAAGCAGCAATCTGCGTACATTGATTCTATCAAGTGCTGACTTCTTTAGCTGAGCTGTTTTCTGACCCCAAATTACATGTCCAACACCACGTACGAAACGTGAAGTGTTGATGTTTACATCATACAACTGCCCAATTTGAGCAAAAGAGAATATAACATTCTGATCAAGAGCTGGTCCAATAACACCTCTTGCATAACCAGCAGGAGCGTCCCATACGTTAGCTACATTATCTGTTCTTGCCATTGCAGCAGCACCATATATACATTTTGGAACATATATCTTACGATCATTGTATTGGTCATAAATGTAATCCCAACCAGCATATAAAGCAACATATGATGGATTAACATATCCATAAATTTCAGCTGCTTTTACTTGATCTACTGTCAATGCTGTTCTTGCACCAGTCTGACAGACAGCAACACAATCTTTTCTAAACTCAGCTACTTCAGCAGCCTTTTTCTTAACTGCAGTATCATATGTAGGAACAATCAAGATATCTACATCTAAATCTTCCTTACTTTTCATAAGATCATAACCAGCTGTTGATGTTAAACCAGTATTCTCATTTGCTGCTGCACCACCTTGCAATTTCTCAAAATTAAACTTACGGTTAATACCATTAATATCAACTGATGGTACAAGAGCAAGGTTAAAAATACTCATAGCTGATGGAACTTTCACATATATGTATTGTGAGTTTCCGTTTACAACTTCTTCTATTTGTAACGAGTTGCCATCTTGATCTGTTTGCTGATTAACAGTACCATAGAAAGTCTCTACAGGAGTGTATCCAGATAGAGCTGTTTGCTCACTTGTAGTCCATACTTCTTTTGATGTCTTTGTATAAACATTCAATTTGAATACTCTCTCCGCATTATCCATGTCATCTACAGCTGAAGAATAATCATCAAAACTATATCTCCAATCGCAAGCAGATGAATACCACTCAATACCAACAGCAACATTATGAGCATCAGTACCAGGACCTGTAGCACCAATTAATAAAACATCTGATGCAGCAAAAGAGAAATCTTCCAAAGCAGCAATAGAATTAGTTTTATCAAGAGATGTAGGAGCAATGTTAGCAGAAATGCTACTTGAATATGTTCCTGTTCCGCTTGTAGTGTAAACAGCATTAGCATATCTATCTAATGTATCAGCTATTCTCATAACATTCAATGAGTTTGAATACTTTAAGAATTCAAGTGCAGCATATGATGCAAATCCATACTCAGGAGTTTTTCTGTCTGTTGCAGCACCTGATGTGAATATAGGTTGTCCAAATGTATCAATGAAACTTTTATCATCTGCTATTTCAACAAATCTGTTAACTGGACCATTCTTAGAGCGTACAATTATAGCGCCCACAGAGGTTCCAGCTGGTGTTGTAATCTCAGACTGATCTACTTCCTTTAGGTACACACCAGGAGTTGAATATTTTTGTGGCATTACTTACCTCCAATTTTAATAAATAATTATTTACAGTTCTTCTCTTAAACTATTTATGTTTTAGAGGTGGGCAATTACTAAAAGTAGAAATCTTCTTCGGTAGCTGGCATGCCATTATCGATGATAGTTATGCCTACACTATTGTCTTCCTCTTCTTCTTGTTCTGGTCGACTTAGTGAAAATTCTCTATTGATCTTTTTAGCTGCAAGACGTTTGCCATCAAAATATGGTGTTGATATAAAATAAACAGCCCATAGTAAAGATGTTACTAAGTCATCATGATCTTCTGGACTACTGGCATTATATACTCCAGGTGTTTTTTCTTCATAAACACTTAATTGGTAAACTGTACGTCTATGATTAAGTTTCAGCATGCGATTTTCAACATACTTTTTAAGAAGCATGCATCCTTCAATTTTATTTTTTCGAGTTGCACGAATACCAATTCCTTTTTTATCACAATTAACAATATTTTCGCTTTCATGATCATACCATATACAATTAGCAACAACAGTTCCAACATTATTATTTTCAAGCATCAACATACCATCGTTATAATACTCTGACATTGTTATGCACACCTTAGCAAAACTAAAGGGATCTATGAGATTACTGTGATAAACAGCAACCTGTTCTAAATCAATTTCATTTCTAATTCTGATTACATTTACAACACTTTCATCATTTCCTGTACCCTCAGCTGAGTCAACACCTAATATATAAAACGCTCCAGGTACTGGTTCAGCAAATATTTCTAACAATCCTTCATACTTAGTTATAACAGGTTCAATTGGATCTAATGCCTCTAACACTTCACTATCAATTAATGTATTACTTGATCCAATAAACTTACAATCAAACTCCTGATTAAAAGCAATCTGTCCAACGTCCTCTACTACTCGTTTTTTGAAATTAGGATCCTGTTTATATGTTGGAACATCTTGCCAGCGTATCTTTACAGGATAAAAGCTATTCTTGTCTTTTTTCGCATTATCCCACATTGTATAGAAGTGATTTAATCCCTGAGGAGTTGATATTATAACAACCTTAGATGATTGTCCTGATATAATAGTTGGGTATACAGATCTCATGAACTCATCAGCAACATTGTTTGGGACGAATGCAAACTCATCTAAATATAATATGTTGTATGTTTGTCCACGAACTGCAGATGATCCTGTTGCAGCTGCAATAATACGTGTTCCATTTGAAAGCTGAATTGTTTTTGCATTCCAACCACCATCTTTAATACCAACCTGCATCCAATGAGGTAAGTTTTCATATACCATTTTTACACGTCTTAAAATATCAAGAGCAGTTGATTCTTTGTTAGCAAGAATAGCGATGTTTTGATCTTTATTAAATATAGCATGAAATATTAGATATATAGCACTTATTGTTGTATTATGAGATAATATACTATTTGTGTAATAAGTGTGATTAGTTGAATTAACCGACAAATCATACATGTTTTCAAATCGATCAGTCTCCTCAACCATATTGACCGATAATAGGCCAACTTTTGTTCTAATTAACTGTCCTACTTGCAAATCCTTTATAAAAACTTCGTTATAAAACTCATCAATTAAAATGTGGTTATCTGCACCCTCTAATTCAAAAGGTCCTACTTGTATTTTCCATACTTTATATTCAATTGTTTTATTAGAATGAGATATGTCTTCCCAACCAGTATCAGTTTCAACTTCCCATTCATCAACTTCAAATGTTTCTATAAATTTTTTATCCATATAAAAATTCTCTACACTTATCTATAACTTGTTGTTTGTTTTCTTTCCATTCACTTTCCCAAATAACCAATACAATATAACCTAACCGCCCGGCATAATTTATTTTTTTACTGTCGGATTCCCATATATCATGTGCGTATTTATGCTTTCTTTTGTGGTAATGATATTTGTCATATTTATTAGGGTTACAATGCCAGTAATCTCCATTATACTCTATAATTTTCTTTTCATTGTATAGATCATACGCATAATTAAGAGGACAATCATCTCGTTTAAGTATTAATTGACTATAACACTGCAGCTTTTCTTTTAATTCTCTTTCAGCGATTGAAACACTTATACCATTATATCTGCTGGCAAAAGAAATCTTCTTTTTATTAATTTCTTGTTTCTCTTCAAATGATTTAGAATTAAGTTTGTCTTGCCACTTCTGTTGACGCTCAGCAAACTTTTTAACACCTAACTCTTCACCATACTTAGCAATGCATTTTTCTTTGCTAAATGTTTGTTGACGCTTATGTACTTTTTGTTTAGCTTCTTCTTCAGTAAATCCTTTATCAAGCCAATACTTTACATGCATGGGAGAAAGTTTCTTGCCAGTATTATATAACTCTTTATTTACTTCTCCACCAACCTTTGCACGTTTCTCATATTTATTGTGCCAAAGAACATTACATTTAGTGTTGTGGCAAAACGATTTATACCCATTTTGTAGATTGTTGAATTCTAATTCTTTTCCACACCATTTACAAGATTTCTCTTTTTTACCAACAGTGTCTAATAAATATTTAATATAATATTGTTCATGTGTGATTGTATCAGAGTGTGATCGAGTTAAATGAGAACTCAAACGATTATAACTTTCAAATTGTTCTCCACATATTTGACAAACATATTCGCATTTATATTGATCAACATGATCTTTTAGTTTATGTTTTCTTAACTGACCAGCATAAAAACCTTTTCCACAAAATTCACAAATTCTTTTTTCAATTGTCATTAAATACTCCTTTTTATTGTTCATGAGTATTTATATTTTAACTGGTTTTTCCTTACTGTCTTTTTGTAAAGAATGAAATTCTTCCAATGTAATTTCTTTAACATCACCTGTTTTCTTATTTCTTATTTTTATCATTGTATCTTTAGTACAACATTTACCACACTGACGAGGAGCAAGAACTACTAAATTTCTTTTATTTTTAGGGGGTTTTAAGTAAGCTTTAAGCATTCTTTTTTGGAACTCCCAAAGCTTAATAAGCTGTTTTCCATGGTCAATTGTTACAATATGACAGTAGTGTTCAGCAAAATATATAATGTCTGCCATACATCTGATAAGCTCAGATTGCATCTGTTTGGTATACTCAACCTTTTCATGATCACCACGTAAATTAGGATTACCACTATACATTATTCATCATCCTCATCTTTCACTTCATATTCAACATCAATTGAGTTAATTTCTGACTCTTTACGAGCTTTTATAAGCTGTTCCAACATATCAGCACCAGTCATTGTGATATTAACTGTTGTTTGTTGTGTCTGAGGTGTTAGTTTAAACATTTCAAGGTCAGCTATAACTTTATTTAATTCTCTTAATTCTCTTAACTGATCTGTTACAGAATTTGATAACTTGGAGTATGCTTCAAACATACTGGCACGTGTGCCTTGTTTAAGAGATTCTTTTAATATCTCCATAACTTCACGTGTGTCACTTATCAACATGTGAAGTTCGCCCATTAAATATGTTTGGTCTTTTAGTACAATCTCTGTGGGTTGTTGTGCTACTTGTATAAGGTCGTTTTTCCGCTCACTAATTTTTGCAAGTTTATTTTCAATATTTTGTACTGTAGCTGAAGTATCAGTAACAAAGGAAGCACCAAACTTCTCACTAATCTTTTCAAATTGTTCAACATGTTCCATAAACTCCTCTCTTTCATATTTATAACATATATCCTGCTGAGGTTACACCATTAGTCCAATAAACTTCAGTATTAGCATCATATCCACTTGTGCTCCAACCACTTACAGGAATGGCGCTTGTAGAATTAAATCCACTTGTATCATAACCAATAGTAAAGATATTATTTTGTCCAATGAAATATTGAGATTTAATAACCTTAACAATTTTAGCAGCTGTAACAGGTTTATACATCCAACCTTCAACAACAAGTTCTATTGTTCCATTAATCTCTCGAGTTTGTGTCTCATCTAAATCATCTGTAAATTCTGTTGACACTCCAGCCATTGTAACAGGTAAGTCTCTTTCAATGTTAAGAAAAGAAAACTCTTTTACTCTTAACATATTTTTCGGAGCAAAGTAAGGAAGAATCAGTTCCATAAGTTGAGAGAAATCTTCCATGTATTCTGTCTTAATGTTTAATGTAAAATGATAGTCCCAAGGAGTTGGTTGAAAATCTTCAAATAATGTGTTATCTCCAACTCCAGCAATATTTACATATTCACCAAGCCAGTTTCTTGTTTCCTCAATAGATCGTGCTCTATCTGCAGCAAATGTTAATCCATTCATAACAAGTGCTATTCTTGGAAGTTTAACAAAGTATTTATGTCCACTTTCCTGCTCTTTTCGAAACTGGTATGCTTTTTCCATTGGACCAAAAGAAATGGGAACCTCAATAGATTTAACAACATTACCACTTGTGTCATATCGATAAATGGTAAAATCATTAAACATATCCAGTAAAGCTACTGTAATGTTCCAAGTTGTTTTTGGGTAATAATATGGAAGCATGTTAATACCTTTTAAACAGCAGAGGCACTAAGTGCAATAGTTGCTGTAGATGCTGTTTTTGGATTAAAATTAACAATTGTTGTTTGTAGTATATTAGCTGAGTCAATATAACTAACTAATATAGTATTGTTTCCTGTTGGTGTAATATCAACTATCGTGACACTTTCACCATTCATAATAGCTGTAACATTCATTTTTTATCCTTTGTAAGGAGTTTGAGGTAGTTGTCTATGATATTATCAATTTGATCAATATTTATATAGGGTATTCTAAGAATATTTATATTATTGTTTAAACAGTACTGGTTTTTCATGATATCTTTTCTTTGTATATCTTTAAACTGATTCAGTAATTCTTCGTTAGATAACCTACCACGTGAATAATCTACAGGTCTAAAATGTTGCTCTCCATCAAACTCTATACATAAATTATGATCAGGTAGATAAAAGTCAAATTTTAATGATGATTTATCTTTTAAACCAATAAATCTTTTTTGTTCTTTAAATTTAATTCTATTATTCATGAGGTAAATATTAATTATCTCTTCACCTTTTGATCTATTACATTTAGGACAACCATTACCATTTAAATGGTCTCCTGCTTTTTGTGTATATTCACCATGATTAGGACAAATTATTGTTACATTTTTATAGTATCCATCATAATTAGTTTTAGAATAGTTATATTTATCATTGTGAATTATATTAACTTTTTCTATAAAAATTTTTGTATTGTATTTATGGACTTTTTTAATAACCTTAATCTTTTTTGGCTTTCTTTGTTTATCACCTCTTAGGATGCTTGCGCATTTAAAGCAACCAAAACCTCTTTGATGAGTTGTTGGCAGTTGTTCAAATATTCCATGAGTAGGACATATTATCTTTACTTTTTCTGAGGCATTTTTCCAATCAACTAAAGAATAGTCATATTTATCACCATGATGTTTTTTGGATCTTTTTAAGAATTCTTCTAATGTACCAGTTAAACTGTTTTTAGTTCTTTCATAACCACATTTAGGACAACCTCTTTGATGGATTGTGTGGTCTTTAGGTGATATTTCGAAAGTGTGATTATGTTTAATGCAAATAATTTTAACTTTGGATCGAAAGTTTACATATTCAACCAAAGAATAGTCATATTTGTCACTATGTATTTTAACAGCTTTTTCAATAAAATCTTCTTTTGTTTGCTTTATAGCCATAATAATTACTCCTTTTTAATTCCTAAGAGTATTTATTATTTCATCGAATTTAATCCCCATCTATTATAACATGTTGATATTAGTCAATATAGAAATCCACTGGTTCTGATTCTTGTCTTATTAGGTCCATTACATACTTCTCTTCTTCTTTACCTTCTTGTTGTAGCATATTTCCATTAATAGTGGACCCACCTGGCATATTGACATTATATTTAGAAAGTATCCAACCAAGTCTAATTTTTGTTCGAGCTACTGCTAACTTTTTTACAAGAGAATTATTAATTAAGAATTCAAACTTTTCTCTACGATACACTGTTAATAATCCAGTTGCGTCTGATTGAGGAGTTGGATAAACTCTAAGCTCTTCTCTACCAGCTAAATAATTAGCAGTATATTCTTTTGCAAAATGCCTTTTAACTTCTTCAAGATACATCATAGCATTATCATAATCTGAAATTTCTAAACCAACAGATCCTACATTATATCCCATCTGATTAGACATAGGACCACTTCCAGGACCTCCACCACGTTCTTGTAGTAAAATGTGTTCAGGTGAAAATATTTGATTTATACCATATATACCTGTTGGGAAAAACACTTCTATAACATCTGCAATATCCATTCCTGATAATGAGTAGGCGCTTGTGTTTGCAAGACATGGAAACACAACATAATCTAAATAAGCACCTTCTCCATAATTGTATCTTTGAAAATCTTGCACAACATCATCTATAATAATGTCAATTTGTGAGTCTGAAATTTCAACATTTATTACAGGAGCTCCAAGCTCATATTTTATATAGTCTCTAAAATCAGCCTTGTTGTATAAAGTTGACATTTATTAATCCTTTTTTGACTTTTTAGTCGATGAAATCTTACTTTTTATATTCTTTGCAATTTTTTTACCAGATAGTGGTTTCACAACCGGTTCATCTGACTTTTTTATTTCATTGAATACATTTTCGTCTAACATTTTTGGCTCTATTTCTTCTGCAATAATACTGTCTAAATCAATTTCAATAACTGTTGCTTTATACTGTCTATTAATAACAACAGGTGCTGGAGGAGGAGAATCACTCATCTGAATAGGCTTAAGAAATTCTTTATACTTTCTTGCTAACTGCTCGTGTAAAATATACTGTTTACCATCCGATGGAATAATTTTATGTATTTCAGGTATCGGAAGAGGTTTTCCAGAAATATTAACTACAATCATATCAACTCCTTGTTAAATTAACTCTGTTCAGTATTATTTATAATTCGATATAAAATAAAAAAGGAGTGAATTTCTCCACTCCTTTATATTAACTAACTGTGGGGTTAGTTATTAGATTGCACCAGCAATAACCTGATTGACATTGCTGTAGTTAATCTGACGATAGTAACGTCCAGCATTCAATAGGGTTGTTGTAATAGCGTAACGTGACATTACACCAATACGTGGGCTGAAATCATTAGGATCGACTGCACGGTTCATAACACCAGTGATATATGGGCTATAGATAATACCAGCATCGCTGATACCAGAACCCTTGAAACCAACAAGTGCATACTCAGAACCACCAAGAGCATACTGATCACGATATACTGCCAATGTGCCATTCAATCTTCCGATCTCTGCCATTCCAGCAAGCGAATCAACATCAGTTGCAATACCAGTGAAAGCTGGACGAGCAGACTGAAGAGCGGTTGCGATTCCAGGAGACACAACAACAAAGTTACCAGCACCACGACGGGTCTTGATAGAAATCTTTTCTGCTGCGTAAATGATTGAAGTTACAATGGAAGCAATCTTTTCTTGACTCCAACGACCGTCAACATAAGTTGTACCAGAAGTAGCAGCAAGATCAAGACTTGTAGCTGTTTCACCACCGTTAGATGTATCGACAGCAGCTTGCTTCATTGAATATAGAAGCTCACGGTCCAATTCTGCAATAACTTCATACTGAAGAATGTTTACAATCTCACGCTCGATATCAAGATTGTGCATTGCACGAATATCTTGAGCAGTTTCAAGGGAGAAAGAAGCAGCTAACTTACGAGTAAGAGCTGTAATTGTTTTCTGATCGATCTTAACCTGCAACTGTGGGTATGCACCAGTTGGACTAATCTGCCAATTTTCTGCAGTGGCTGCTGCGGCACCAGTACCAGTATCTGCTGTAGCAGAGGTACCAGATGTACTACCAGTGAAACCAGAATACTGAGGAACCATATCCCATGCGGCTTCGTTCAAGCTATCCTTGTAGTAAACACGAAGAGCGTAAGCAAGACCTACTGGAGTATTCATAGCCTGTACACCAACACACTTGTTAGCAAACAAAGCTGGGAAAGTACGACGAACAAGAGCAAGCGAAACTGGCTTAAACTGATAAGCTGCAGCGTTTGGTGTGCCATCGATAGATCCACCAACTGTACCTAAGCCGTTGGAGAAAGCACCAGTATCTTCTCCTAAAATATTTCCGTGGAAGTCTTTTGTTGCCTGGTTCTCAAGCAACTGAGCCATATTCTCTTGTCCTTCGCGGCTCTTAATATCAGCAATGGAAATTGGACCAAGTTCTGCGTCACTCCATTTTTCTATAAGCTGATCAATGTATTTTGGGTCTTTTCTCATATTGTCCTCCTTATTTGTTTAGACATCTAATAATATTTATATTTCTACCTATTTTACAGATATCGGGCTGCTGCCTTACTTATTGAGAATTCTGCGTTTTCATTAATCTTTGGCTTTGTCTCAACAATACCATCATCTTCAGTTATGATTTCTGCATGACCTGCGTCATCAGTATCACTAACTTTGTTCTCTTCGCTGATAACAATATCAATGAAGTTATCAATCTTCTTATTGATTTCATCAATTGAAGAATTTTCAAACATCATGAATACACGTTTCTGCTGATCTTCTGAAAGTCCTTCAACCTTCTCATCAAGTAGTGCACCTTTTTCGTGCTGGCTAACTTTCTCATTAAGTTCCATCTTCTCAGCAATAAGTTGAGAAGCTTGTTCCTCAAGAGCCTTAATCTTTTCGACAGACTCTTTAACAATCTTAGATCCTTCAGTATCAATAGCAATGTGACTCTCTTCGAAAACTTTCTTAATACCTTCTACAACTGGTAGAAGAGTTTCATTAATAGCAATCTTTAGAAGAGCTTCTTCTGAAATCTTTTCAGAAATTTCACTTTCCAAAAAGGCATCAAGATTTTCTATTAGTGAGCTTTAAGAGCTTCCATATCAGCTTTCTTTGACTCTTCAAGCTTTACCTTTTCTTCTTGTACACGCTGTTCAACATACTCTTCAGCAAGCTTTTCCAACTCGGTTGTTTTTTCCTCAACAACCAAATCTATTTTTGTCTGTGCAGCCTCATTGATTTTATTTTCAATAGCGGCCTGAAGAGCTATTAAATCAGCAGCTTCCATAATACCTTCTAATTTTTTAAGAATATCCTTCATGTTTCCTCCTTTAACGAGTTATTTAAAAGTATTTATATTTTATGACCATTTTAATGTATAGCTTCAATAAATTCAAGCATATATTGTAAAACGACTTTTGAATTGTATTTCTTATCAACTTGTTCTTTCAATCTATTGACAGCATACTCAACATACTTGCTACCCTCAATAATGAACTCTTTGTTCTCTAATATACCATTTACGAAAGCATCTGGTGCAGAAGGATCTGCTACGATATCAACTGTGACCATATTATAGTCATCATTAACACGCTCACCATTAAGAGATCCAACACCTCTTGAAGATACACCAAGTAAACATCCCTCTTTAACTAATACTTGAGCTATTTTACCAGATGGAGTGTCAATCAACTTTGCAACACCAATCCAACTGTTACTTCCATCTGAATCCAATGACTCTATAATGTGAGATACTCTATCAAGGTTGATAGATGGTGTTGGTGGATGATCCAATTCTCCGAATGCTCTTTTACGCAATATTTTTTCATTATTAAACTTGCTCACCTCTCGCTCGAGAATAGGATGGGCATATCTACGTCCGTTTCTATTCTTTACTTCTGCTTGAAGAAATGGACCTTTAATACGGTATATTTTTTCATGATTTTCATTCTGCTCTGTCAATATTTCACAATCGTGAAAATCAATAAACTCCGTAATTAGTTTTAAAGACATGTTAGTCTCCTTTTGGTTATTCTCCTGCACCAGTATCATCTGTCACAGTGCTTTGAGAATCATCGTTCTCTTGATTTGTGTCAGGTGTATCTTCTGGTGGAGTATTGTCGTCAGTTTCTATTGTTTCTGGTTCGTCTTCAACTGGTGGAACATACTCAACACCGTTCACTTTAGCAATAACTTCAGCTTTTTTAGCTGCAACTCTATCCATAATTTTCTTATTAACTACTTTTTCAAGATTATTTTTTAAATCAACATATTCTTTATTCTGTAGTGTATCAATTAATGTGTCAGACATAATAAACCTCCTAATTTAATTTATCAACTATTCATATTTCTATTTATAATACTATTCATAATTTAAAATTGCATATCTGTTTCGGCTGGTTGTTCAGCTGCTGAGTTTGGCTCTCCTGATGGTTCTCCACCAGCATCTGGCTGAGCTTCTCCACCAGTTTGATCTGGAGTAGGAGCTGCCGCTTCCTGAGCAGCTTGTTCTTCTTTAGCTTTCTTATCAGCATCTTCTTTAGCTTTCTTCTTTTCTTTTTCTAACAATGCGTCATTTTCAGCATATTCATCATCAGGCATCTTAAAGTATTTCTTAACAACAAACTCTTTTGAGA